TCGACAAAATATGAGTAATAAATTGGCTGCAGGTTCATTACCAGCAACTATTTCTCAAATGTTGTTTGAAAATAACGAGGGCCAAAAAGTTAAAGGTAATCCTAAAGGTAGAATTGGATTAAAAGTTCACTCAAGTGATGTTATTCATGCTCAAGGATTCTATTCTCCAACAGATTGGATTGACGGTTATATTAAGGAGAAAGGTTGGCCTAAGAAACTTTATGAAAACTCATCATTTATCAATGACTTAAATGAAAGTAAAGAATCAAATGCTTCTAATGCTGAAGAAGCTATGTCAGAAGAAGATTTTGACTTATTAGAGTCAGTTAAATAAAAAAAGAAAGTTGCTATTTAATAGCAACTTTTTTTAAAGCATTTTTTCTAATTGAGCTAACATTAAATTTAACTCTTTGATTTTATTATTTATATCTCTTTTTAGAGCCTTGTTGTAAATTTCATAACTTCTATAAGTTGTGTCTTTATATAAAATTCTGATTTCAGGTAATGAATCTACTTCAGTTGAAAAATTTAAACTTTCTCTAGGATTAAGAGGGGAAAATCTGAACTTAAATTCCACATAAGAATCAAGAACTTCATCTTTGACATAAAAATTTACTGAAACGAATTTACCATTTAGGAAACTTGTTGAAAAAGTTGAGTTATCAATCTTTTTAGAATAATTATCAAAAACTCTTTGAATCTTAGTTCTATTTAGTTTTGATTTTGTTTTCCAAAACTTTTCTGAAGTTAATTTCTCAATCGTTTTTAAATCCATTTACAAAAATCTCCCAATCATTTTAAGCATTTCTTCTGAACCTGAAAATCCTAAAAGGAATATTGAATATTTATATTTTTCTTTTTCTTTTAATGAGTCCCATAACTCAGAATTTACAAAACTAATCTTATTCATAGTTAAATCTATAAATCCTTTATCAATTTTGCTATCACCAACTCCCCAAGAATGTAGTAAATCTAAATCATATTTTTTACTTAAAAATTTCAAAGCATTTTCTTTTGTTACAATCTTAGGAGTTACATAAAGCTTATTATCTTGTACAAAACAATTCCAATCTTTATGTAAAAATGGTTTAAGTAATTTTAATACCATGATTTCTTGGTGCTCTTTTACTTCTGCATAATAATAGTAATCCCTCAATTCAAAATCAGATTTGAATAATGATGAGCAATTATATAACAATGATTCAACATCAGATAAATCCATTTTCTCAAATTCTTTTTGGATTATATATTGCCAATTACCATCCTCAACAAGTCCTTTATAAAGTATTACTAACCCATTAGATAAAATGGTATGTTCAAACATTGAATAAAAAGTAAGTTGCTTGAACTCTTCTAAAGACCTAGAAGTAATTGGAACAATTGTAATTTTTTCATTTAACTTCTTTAGAATTTCTAATGCTTGCTTTGTTATATAAGATAATTCTTGATTATCTTTATATTCTACAGCAATTACATCTTCATTTTTAACAAAGCCTTTTGAAAATATAAGTGTATTATCTAAAGCGGTTGCAAATAAAGTCATTTACTAACCTCCTATTTTATTGATAAAAGAGCATGAAATATGCTCTTTTTCTATATATTTATTCTATCATAAAAGTTAGACTAAGTCAATGTTTATAACGTTTTCATAAGAAATTTTTGAACTGTTAAAGTTAGGTAATTCAAGGACTTTTTTGTTCAAATGAATTGGTTTTCTATCGTATTCTGAGTCATTAAATTTATAGGCTGCATTTAGAGCCATACCTCTATATTTAATAATTATTTCCTTAGCAACTTCCGTAGAAAAATATTTTTTAATAATGAGAGCTAATTCTTTTAACTCTTTTGGTTCTTTATATCTAACTTCAAATTCATCTGTCTTAATTTCATCTAATGGGATTTCATCATAATCATAGTAAGTTTTGTCCTTTGTCTTGTTATGAGCTTCAATCGTCCAATCATAATACTTAAACTTTTGAATTTCTTCATCAGTCATTTGTGAAATGAATTTATTATACGCTTTAGGTCCTACTCCTTTTACTCCAACTATATTATCGGATTTGTCACCTCTAATCATTTTGAATAAAAGAATGCTATTATAAGGAACATGAACTCCTTTTGTCATTCCTATTGTTTTGAAATAAGCTTCATAGTTACCTTTACTAATCATTTCATAATTATAAATATAAGGATGTGGGTCAGCATGAGAAGTGTTATTTCTTGGACTTCTTCTGTATAGAGTAACTTCATCATCAATTAAAGGTGCTAAGTCAAAATCATTAGTTAAAATATAAATATGATTGTATTTTTTACTCTTTTTAGCTACTCTAACAGCTTCTTTAATTAAATCATCTGCTTCGTAGTTAAATTTTTTGATTGCGGGTTGTTTATATTGTTTTAATAATTTACTAATTGATTCTTTTAGTAATTTAAGCTCATCATTTCTTTTATTTCTATTGTCTTTATATCCATTAGGGAAATGTTCTTCAAAGTATTTATTACGAGAAATTAGCTTACTATCTTCAAAGATTATCACTTGCCCTAAATTAGCTATCTTATCAATAAAAGAAAAAATCTTCCTATACATTCCGCTATCTAAAATTTCAAACTGATTATCTTCATATTCATAATCAGTCCCCTCTTCAAATCCGATTGTATAATAGTATCTGTAAATCACATGGCTTAAATCAATTAGAAATAAATTCTGTTTATCTGTCATATTTCTTTACCTCTTAGTTATATTATTCCAATTTTTACAACACGCTCACTGCTGTTCTAAGCTGTTTTTCTTAATCTTTGATGGTTTATCGAAAGTCAGTTTTAACTGTTCTAGCGTTTCGCTAATGACGATATAACGATATTTGAAATCAGTTTTGGAACAAAAAAGAAACACCATTTTTCATAGTGCTTCTTTTTATTTGTTTCGGTTATTTTTTATTTTTAAATTTAGCAAAGCTACCCATCAAATCTTTATTATCTACTCTCTCACCTGTATAAAGTTCATCAATTAACTGTTTGTATTGTTCAACGGTCATTAGCTCGCCTTTGAATATTTTGTTATCCTTATATAATTCTTTCCATTTCTTAGTTAATCTAATATTTTCTTTTTTAGTAGTTTTTGTAGTAGTATTTTTCTTACGAGTAGTAGCTTTTCTTCTTCTTACCATAGAAAAACTCCTTTATTTTATTATATTTTTATATCACTTAAACAAGGCGTTTTTATGTAAACAAATCTTCAAAAGTTTCAACGCTTTATTCAAAATATTCTTCTTTGATTTCAGTTGGAATATCTTATCCATGAACTGCTTTGTAAAACTCCTGAGAAGTTACTTTTTGAAGTTCTTTGAGTTTGTCTCTTTCAGCTTTTTTGATTTCTTCAAATCTGTTTCTTATTTCAGTTTGAGCGTCTTTATTATCTTTCTCTTTTGGCTTAATGTAGATTCTCACTTTGTCATAAGGTTCGCAAGTAATAAATTTATTCTTTAATTCAGTAGCACTTAGAATTTCTGCTCCAAATTCTTTTAATTTGTTCAAGAATGCTTCAAAAGCAAATTCCTTATCATAAGCACTTACTAAAATATTGTAAAGCGATTCTATTTCACTAAATCTTCTGTAAACCCACCAATAATTGTTAGAATATCTGCAACCCTTTTTAACCATATGTTTTGCTGAATCTAAAGCTTGATTATAAGGTTTAGGATTTTGCCAAGAGATTTGAGTCACTTTGTGTTTGTTGTAAGATTTAGAATGTACCTCGTTTCCTAAAAATACTAACTTATGAGTATCTTGCTTGTCAAAATACCTATAAATATATTCCTCTGGTAAGAACCAATCAATATCTTTATATTGTTGTTTTACTTCATCTAAAAACGAAGCCATATCATCTTTACTAACTATATAAATTCCACTTCCATAAAGCATATTGCCCCTCTCTTTCTATCTAGTAATTTTTCATTACCATTTTATCATAATGCTAAAAAAAGTTCAACCAAACGATTGAACTTTTTATATGTTTTATTTATATTTGAGAAACAACATCAAACAATATTATTGTGGTTTTTGGAATAGTAAAGATATATATAATAATTATCTATCACAAATTGTGATTGATAAAAACAAATAGGAGTATGCTTATGCTAGAACAAACTTTTTTTATTATTAAGCCAGACGCTTTAGAAAGAGGCTTGGTTGGTGAAATCTTATCTCGAATTGAGAAAAAAGGATTGAAAATTACTAAATTAGAATTAGTAAAATTAAATCCTAATAAATTGAAAGCTCATTACAATCATATTGTTAATGAATCATTTTACCCAGAACTAGAAGAATATATGACTAAAGGAAATTCTATTATTGGCATCTTGACTGGAGATAATGCTATCTCAACTTGGAGAAAGATGATGGGTGCAACTAATCCTAGAGAAGCAGATTTAGGCTCTATTAGAGGTGATTTGGGAACTATAACAACTAATGGAGTAATGAAAAACCTTGTACACGGCTCAGATAGTGTAAGCTCTGCTACTAATGAAATCAATATTTGGTTTTAGTTTTACATAGAGCTTAATACTACTCTTTTATGACTCTATATAAAAAAGCTTACTTAATATATAGTAAAATGCTGAAAAATAATCTTTTAACGATATTATTTCTATCTTTATTAAATAAATAAAAATTTAGGAGAAAATTTAGATGAATAAATTCAAAAAAATTAGTATGGCTGCTTTCGGTATGTTAGCAACAGTTGCTCCAGCAACCGCTGTTTTCGCTGACGAAACTCCTACTACTGTAGATAATAGCACACCTGTCGAAACTAAACCTTCTGAGAATGTTGGACGAGTTAATTACGTTTACAAAGTAAAAGGCACTGACACTGAAATTGGTAAAGGTTATAAAGAAGGTGTTATTGGAGAAGATTACGTTATCAACCCAGAAGTACTTGAAAACTACAAATATTCTGGTGTAGAGGGTGAAACAACAGGTAAATTCAGTAATGAAACACCTACAGTAACTTTCTACTACGAATCAACAACAGCAGAAACTCCAGCTACTACTGAAAAACCAAAAGAAGAAGAAAAACCTGCTGAAGATAAAAAAGATAACACTGGCAAGAAAAAAGATGATGTTGAACCAAGTACTAGTACTTCAACAGCACCTTCAACAGATAAGAAAGATGATGTAACTACTACAACACCTTCTACTGAAAAGCCTAAAGAAGAAAAACCAAAAGAAGAAGAAAAACCTGTTGAAGTAAAACCTACAATCGAAAAACCAGTTGAAACAAATACTGGAGATAAAATTGTTGGTGCTACTGATAAAGGACAAGTAATTGTTGCTAATGACAAAGGTGAAACTACTGTTGTTACACCTGAAAAAGTTGGTGGAGAAGTTAAATCAGATGGTTCAATTCAAGTAAAAGATAAATCTGGTAAACTTGTTAAAATCCCTACAACTGGTGTAGAAGCTGCATTGGTATCAATCATGCTTGCTGGAGGTTCAGCTTCAACTGCTGGTATCGCATCATTCCTACGCTCTAAACGTAACAAATAAAAACTTAATTAAAAGTTAAATTAAAGGGTAGCAGAAATGCTACTCTTTTTTATTTCAAATTTATTACTTGTTCATTAAATTTGTTTGATTTGACTTTTAAAAGCTTTTGTTGTAGAATAATACTATTATATGGTCTTATATAAAGACTAAAATAAGGAAAGAGGTATATAATACTTATGAAAATGAATAAAAAAATTGCTGTAGCTGGTGCTACGTTGTTATCAATTGTAACATTAGCAGCTTGCTCGCATAAATCAGATGTACTTGTATCTATGAAAACAGGTGACATTACAAGTGAAAAATTCTTTGCAGAAATTAAATCAAATCCAACAGTTCAAACTTTACTCTCAAATGAAGTTATTTCAACTGCTTTAGAAGATAAATATAGTGATAAAGTTACTTCTGATGATGTAGAAAAAGAATATGCAAAAATGAAAGAGCAATATGGAGACCAATTCCAATCAGCACTTGTTTCTGCTGGTTTGAATGAAGATACTTACAAAGCTCAATTACGTTCTACTCTATTACTTGATTATGCCGTTAAAACTGCAGCTGAACAAGAATTAAAAGATGCTGACTATGAAGAAGCTTTTAAATCTTACACTCCAACTATGACAGTTAAATTCATTAAGACAAAAACAAAAGATGAAGCAAAAACTGTTGTAGATGAACTCAAAAAAGAAACAGCTGTTGATACACTTGTTGCTAAATATGGTACATTATCAAAAGCTGACCAAAAAACTGGTGAATTAACTTTTGACTCAACTACAAAAGATGTAGAACCTGAATTACTTGCTCAAATTACTCCAATGGAAGTTAATAAAGTATCAGAACCAATTGCAATCACTGACCGTAAAACTTATGAAACTGTTTATTACGTTGTTAAAGTAACTAAAAAAGATGCTAAAAAAGAATCTTGGAAAGATTATGAAGCAATCCTAAAAGATTACATTATCAATAAAAAAGCTTCTGATAAGAACTACGCAAAACAAGTTGTAGCAGAATTACTTAAAGAGTATAAAGTAGAAGTAAAAGATGAAGCATTTAGAAATGTTATTGAACAATACTTAAATCATAAAAATACTGAAAAAACTGAAACTTCTGAAACAACTTCTACTACAGAAGCAAAATAAATACAAAAAAGAGCTATGAAATATAGCTCTTTTTCTTTTTGTTTTAAACTGTAAAATAAGCGTTTCTAAGCTGTTTTTATTAAAAGTCGATACATTTATCGAAAAACAGTTTTGACTGTATTAGCATTAATTATATGACGATATAACAACCCTTAAAATCAGTACTAGAAAAAAGAGTAAATAAAAAATTTACTCTTTTTCGTTTTTCTTTTCATAAATGACCAAAGAAGTAGCTACAACAACAGCAAATAAAGTTGCGCTTGTAGAAGTAATAATAAAATATTTTTTACTTTCATTGGCTAATACTTCTTCTTTGTTTTTTAAATTCTCTGGTTTATCATTGATTAAAAGTTTTACTTCTTCTATTCTATCTCTCACACCACTTAATTGTAAGTTGGTATCAATCATAAACCAAAATGAAGTAACAGAAGTTGCTAATAAAGCAAGTGAGACAATAATTGTTGCAATAATCTTTTTCATATCTAAATAAATTTCCTATAATAACCTGATAATTTTAATCCATTTGAATATTTGTTTGGTCTCAATCTCAATTTACGATTTTTAATTTTTCTCCAATGAGTTAAGGTTAAGTCAATATTCGGATTTTCTAAATTCTTTTCATGAGTACTTTCCCTTGGCTCAAAATCACTAATGTTAATCTCTGGGAAATATTCATATCCATTATAAAGTGTTTCTTCTTTGATAAAGAATAAATCAGTAACTCTTGTATAGTATGTTTCAAATAATTCTAAGCCACCAATAATAAAGATTTCTTTTTCTGTATCATTTTTTAAAGCAGCTAATGGATTAGGATAAACATTTACATTTTTGTAATTTTGAGGATTAACTTCAGCTCTTCTCATATTACCAATAACTCTATATTCTGTCTTTTTATATTTCTTTGGTAATGCTAAATAAGTTTCTTTATCAAGTATTACTATATTATTCTTGAGTAACTTTTCAAAAATATTATAAACAACTTCATTATATGTTCCATATTTGTCAACACTATCTAGGCAAAAGATTTCATCAATACGAGCTAAGAAGTTAATTCTTTCTTTTTTGTTTTTAATTGATTTATTGTAAGCTCTGTTAATTGCTTTATCAATACGCTCAGGTATATCTTTATTTTTTGTTTCACCTGTTTGAGTTCGTTTATAGAGACTATAAATAGATTTGAAAACAATTTCTTTGAAGTCTACATCATCTGAAGCTAAGATTTGTTCCACTTTTGATTTTGAAATAAAATCACCAAAGATATTCCAAGCTTCTTTTTCTTCATACAAAATGCCTTCTGCATCATAAATAGGCTCAAATTTAAAGTTAATTTTTATCATAATTCATTTTTCCTATTTTTGTTCTTTATTTTTATTATTCCTTTCTAGCTAAAAAAGTCAAGTAGTTAATACTACCTGACTTTCCATTTTATCTATGTCCTTTAACATAAGAGAATTGGCTTGCTGTAGCACCGTCAAATACTCTATATGATACAATTCCTAAACCTTTAAAATTAGATTCAGAAATTAAGATAGAACCATCAGGTCTTACATCTTCAACAAAAGCAACATGGCCATAATGTTCAGCACCACCTGCTTGTCCTGGTGCAAATGATACAGCATCACCAATTTCAGGTTTGTTTGAAATGGTATATCCAGCTTTTAATCTCCAATCTCCACCGTTCCCCATATATGGGTCAAATGAAATACCAAATTGAGCTGCTCTGTTATATACATACCAAGTACATTGTCCCCAAGGGTATGTTGCTGAAGTATAACCAGATGTATCAATAGCTTTACTTAATTTAAAACCATTAGGAACTGAATCTGAAATTGTTCCGCCTGATACATATGAAATTCTAGCATAATATTGAGAAGCTTCTTGTTTTGCATCTTCTACTGCTTTATTATACTCTTTTTCAATTTTATCTACTTCTTGTTTCTTGCCTTTTTCTTTAGCAACTGCTTCATCTAAACGAGCTTTTGCTTTATCAACATCTGTTGTAGATTTCTCTAAATTAGCTTTCGCCTTAGCAGCTTCTAATTTATAGTTAACTACTGTTGAATCTTCATTACCTAAAAGATTTCCAGTATTTGTATTTTCAAACAATTTACCGGTATCTTTGTTAATTTCTTCTTCTGACAATCCAACAGCTTTCAACTTTTCTTGTTCAATCTTTGTTTTGTCATGTGCGTTTTTAACTGAATCTTTTCTTTGTTCAGAATCAGTATTAAGTTTGTCATAGGCTTCTTGAAGTGATTTAGATTCTTTAGTTAATTTATCTAAATCAGACTTTGCTGAAGTCAATTGAGATTTCAATTGGTTTAAATAATTCGCTGTTACTTCAGAAACTTCAACTTCGCCAATTGTAGCTTCGTTAGCAAATGCTGGACTTACACTCATAAGAGTTGTGAGCATTGCCAACATTACTACGCTCTTAAAAAGTTTGTTTTTCTTCATTTGAGCTCCTTTATTAAAAATTTTTATAGTGTCTATATCAATAAAACTATAATATTTTTCTTTATTTTTTCTTCTTTTTAATCAAAAAAGAAAAGATAGGAATTAGAATTAACCCCTATCTTTGTTATTAGCTTAATGATTAAGCAGTTTTGGGCAAGTGTGTTACTGGATAATTTACTTTGTAGAATAAATTACCAGCATTCATGTGGTGTTTAAATTCTTTTTCATCAATCCAAAAATTATGTCCTAATGTACGTACTTCATATTTTGTTCCAGTTTCTGTTTGCTTTGTTTTTCTTGTAAAAATCATTTTATTTATATTCCTCTCTATTTTTTAAGCATTTTACGAGCTTGACGGTAAGCTTTATCTTCAACACGTTCTAAATCTTTTTCAAGTTTAATTCCGTGTTTCTTTGAATAAGCAACAATAGCTTTATTTTCTGAAATAAATCCCTGTCCGTCATTAGTGTCTAGTACATCCCCATCTTTACTTACTACTACATAACGTTTTTCGCTATGTTGTTTAGTTAAATGGTCACTTACAATAGCTTTAAAATCTTTCATAAGGTTCACCTTTCTATTTTATTTTTATCTTATTCTATCAAATTTTCATTTTGCTGTCAATCGTTTTCTTAATTTCAGAAAGGATTAAATCATTATCTGATAAAACATCTTCAGTAAGAATTAAATCGAAATCTTTATATTCTAAATAGCTTGTTTCACTTGGATGATTAAATGCTTCTTTATTTGGTAATATACCATCTCGATTTAAAAGATTTTCAATTTGCTTCTCTTTTGAAATATCCAATTGAATAGTAATTCCATTAAGTTCAGAAACACCTTTTAATTCATTAGGAAAACGACCATCTGTAATAAGTGCTACATTTTCTAATTTATTTATTTCTAAAATTTTATTAACTGTTTTTTGAACCCAATAATTTTCATTATTCTTTCTTCTTACATCAGTACCCCAATATTGAAGCATGAAACGGATAGTTGAATTTTTCTTTTTAACAGTTAGCTCATTCACATTATCAAATTGAACTATTGCTCCATACATTGGCAACACTTCATCTTTAGTTACATTCATTTCTTTAGCAATGTTTTCTAAGCTGTAATCTGATTTTACCAAATTGATAATATGTTCAACTTCTTCTTTTAGAACATCTGCAAATGAAATTTTCTCTATGTTGGAAAAGTTATTTCTAATTAAATTACCAACATAATCCTTTCCATAACCCATTTTACCAGCAATAACAATTGCTGGTACGAATTTTGAATCAATTTTATTTTCCATTTTGTGCTTTTAACCTTTTTGAAATCTTGTAAGCAAGAATTGTATCTTGATGAGCTAAAACTAAAGTTTTAATAAAACGAATATTCATGAGATATTCAGCATCAATAACTTCAAATGTTTTATTTTCTTCAACTAATAATTCAATTGCTTCATTTCTACTGCATAATTTATTAGGGTTAATTGATTCTGTAAAAGAACCCCGTGGACTCTCTTTTACTTTTGTAGTATATTCCTTTAGAATATTTTTAGCTGTTTTATATTTGTCACTTAAGTTATCAGCAATCTTATCTAATTGCTCTACTTGTGTCATAATTAGTTCAATGTATTGAGTGTTTTCCATAAATCCTTTCCTTATATTTTCTTTTTTCTTTTTAGGTTAGTATCGAACTTATAATAATAAATTCATTCCTTATAGTTATATTATTCCATTTTAGCCAATTGCTTGAAACTTTTTCATAAAATATTTATTTTTATCACCTTTTATTAACTTTTTTAATATTGCTCAAATGTTGCTATATCAACGATAGCTCTGTTTTTGATATACGATTTTGATTTATGAATTTTTTACAAAAAAGGAGAATAACATTGAGCAAAAAATTTCTATTATCTCAATCTGCAACTACAAAAGTTGCAATAGGACTTGCTACAATTGGTGGAATTGGAGCAGTCGGACATCATGTTATCAATCAAGCGATTGATTCTCAAGCAGAAGCAAAAGAACAATCCAATAACAAAGATGTAACAGGATTAAATGCTTTTTCAGAAGTTTTGTTACCTAAAAAGGTCTCAAGCATATTAGATTCACCTATTGGGCCAGTTAATTCTAATAATTTTGAATCTGACAAAAAAGTAGATTTAAGTTCTTTAAACTTAGAAAATTCTACAAGAGTAGAAGATGAAACTATACCTTTTGAAACAGAAATCAAATATAATGATGATAAACCATCTAATTATGTAAATCTAATTCAAGAGGGAAATAACGGTTCACATACTACTACATTCATTGATTCATTTGATGAAAATGGTAAACTTATCCAATCTGTAAAAACACTTGAAGAAAAAGAAGAGCCAAGAAAACAAATTATTGAGATTGGTACAAAAAATATAGAGCAAACTGATGAAGTTAATACTCCAACAGAAATAATTTCTAATGGGACTAACTCCAATGTAGAATTAGAATCAAAAACAATCATTGAAACTATTCCTAAAGAAACAATATATACTATTGATGAAAACTTAAGTAAAGATGAATCTTATACTATTAAGGGTGAAGATGGCCAAAAAGAAGTAACTACTAATACTGTATCAGTTAATGGTGTTGATGTTCACAAAGAAGTTGTTCATGAGGAAGTAGTTAATCCAGCAGTTCATGATGTTACTTATATTTCAGAAGAAGCATATAATAAGAAAGTTGCTTCACAAGATTTAAAGGAAATCAAAGTAGAAGAAACTACTGAAACAACGGCAAAAAATACCACCAAAGAAGTAACAGAGAGTGCTACTGTAGAAACAACTGAAGAGCCAACAACTACGACTACTTCTAAAACAACAGAAGTGCCAACAACAACTGAAGCAACAACAGAAAGTATTACTGAACCTAATACTGAAAATACTACCGAAGTAACAACAGAAAGCACTACTGAAAAGGCATCAGAAAATACTAAAGAAGAAGTAAGTCCAAACACTACTGAAAAAGTAACTCCAAACATTACTGAAGAAACAACAGAACATCATATAAAAGAAAGAGAAGTAACTAAAGAGGAAAGAAATACTGCTCCTAAAGTATTAAAATTCAAAACTACTGTTATTGAAGATGAAAATTTATTAGAGGGGCAAGTTTCTATTGAACAATTAGGAATAAATGGCTCAGAATATGATGTTTACCAAGATACTTTTGTTGATGGTAATCTTGTTTCTTCTACTATTATTAGAACAGTAACAACTGAACCTGTAAATCAAATCGAAAGACACGGTACAAAGAAAGATGAAACAAAAGGCCCGGGACCAAATGAAGAAGTTAGAGAAACTCTACATGAAGATAAAAGAGGAATCCCTGGGGCAGAATCAGTCCAAAAAATAGTAAAAGAAACAACTACTAAAGATTTAAAAATAGATGTTGTTTATGATGAAACTTTGCCAGAGGGAACTGAGGAAGTATTAGAAGAAGGTAAAGCAGAAACAACTGAAATTACTTATAAAATTACATCTGTTAATGACGAAGTTATTTCTAAAGAAAAAATGAATGAAGAAATAAACCAACAAGCTGTTGCTCGTGTTATTAAAAGAGGTACTGGTAAGACTACTAAATCTTATGACAATACTATAACAAAAATTCCATTTGAAACAGAAACAATTCAAGATGATACTTTATTACCAGAAGAAAGCTATACTAAACAAGAAGGCTTGCCAGGTTCAGAAGTAACAGAATATGAATTAACATACATGAATGGTAAGCTTGTTTCAAAAGAAGTAACTTCTACTCATAGAATTAAAGAACCAACAAAAGAAATTAAAGTCGTTGGTACTAAAGTAGCACAAAATACCACTTCAAATAATTATCAAAGTGGTGCTGTTAAGAATGGAAATGTGGTTGACTTAGGGAAAACTAGAGACATTACCTTGAAACAAGGTTTAGCTGATGATGATGTACTGCCTAATGGAATTACAGTACGATACTTTACTATAACTGATAATACTCCTTTAGAAAAAATTGTAACATTATCCGAAGATGAACGTTATCAAAAATCAGATAAAGAATATTACAATAGTATGATTGTAAGTCATAATGGCTCATATATTGAGTCCGGTATTCCATTATCTCAAGGTGGAGCAGATTATATTAACGAACATTTAGATAGTAATCTTCTAGCTATGTATATGGAGCAACACATCAATGAGTTAAGAGCTTCATTAGGTAAAAAACCATTACGATACAAAGCTGAACTTCAACAAGGAACACAACAACGTGCTGATGAACAAGCAAAGATTGGTTCATTAAGAAGTGGTGGAAGAGCTCATACTAGACCTGATGGAACTGAATTTAGAACAGCTTTTACATATTTAAATAAGGGTGGACTAAAAAATAAAGAACAAGAATTAGGTGAAAATACTGCTCAATTTTCTTCAAATAATCCATACACATTAACTTCTGAAAAGAAAATTGCTGAAACATTATTTAATTATTGGAAAAACTCACCAGGTCATTATGCTAATATGATTTCAGACAACTACAAATACTTCTCATTTGCAGCTTCTGTTGGTAGAGCAAGTGCTAACATGGATGAATATTCAGAACTTTATCCAATTATTATGGGAGTACAAGTCTTTCAATAAAAAATAAAAAGTACTAGATTTCTCTAGTACTTTTTTTATTCATCTTCATCTAAATAATCTTCAAGTGGAAGTTGATTTAACAAATCTTTAAGAGCAATCAATTCTTGAGCAGAGAATGTTATACCTTTACCTGCTTTCTCGTAATCCTCACTCCATGTGCGGATGTCGAATTTAGGTGAATATACACCCCAGCTTGTAAGTGTTAATTGTTTTTTTGAAAAGTCTTGGTCTTCGCCAAGGAAACCAAATACTTGTTTTACTTCTTTTACAATTTTAGCCATATGTGAGCTCCTTATTAGTTTTTATAGTTATATTATACAATAAATTGCTAGAAAAAACAAGAATAATCAATGTTACTCTTGTTTTTCTTTAGTTTAATTTAATGAATTTTTAACTGAAGATGAAACTTTGAATTTCAAAGCACGTGACTCTGGAATTTCGATTGCTTTACCAGTTTGAGGATTATGTCCTTTACGAGCAGGTCTTACAATTTGTTCAAAATATCCTAAAGGAACTTTAACTTTATCGCCTGATTTAGATTTTTCAAGTACTAACTCAAACAAATCTTCAATTGTTTCTAAAGCTTCTTTTTGAGTAGTTTCACGTTTCTCAGCAAGAGCTTTTGCTAAATCTTTAACACTAATTGTCATAATTTATATTCTCCATTTAGGGTGTATATATTTTTATTTTTGTATTTTAAAAACCTGTATTTTCTAAGCCACCCTTGCTTAATTTTCAGAAAATACAGATTTTATTAGTTTCTATATCAAAATAAGTCTAAGTAAGTAATGTTTTCAAGTTTTTCGTAGAATGAGTGAAGCATTCCTTTAATCAAAATCAAATCAAGAATTTCAGGTGCTAAACTATTTTCTACATAAGATTCCACTTCAAATTTATATTTTAACAATACAGTTTCCAATTCTTCGTCAGTTAGATTTACAGTAGCCAATCCTTTAAAGAATTTTTCCTTATTTGTTAATGAATGAATTAGTTTGTCCACTTCTTCTTGGTCAAGGATTTCGTTAATATGTACAACTTCATCTTTTGGTACAACAATTTCACTAGTGATTTTCAATTCACCATCTTGATAATAAGCTGCATTTGAAATTAAAGAATATTCTGGGTATTCATTGATTCCTAATACTAGAAATAATTTATGTAATTCAATTACATTATCAAAGTAAACTCCTAAATCACCCAACTGAAATTTAATCAAATTTTTATTCATCTTTTTTGCTCTCCTTTATTTTCTAAAAATATTATACAACAAATTTTTGAATTTGTCAAATATCTTTTGTTTGTAATATTTTTAGTTTTTTATTGAGCTGATTAGTTGTTACGCTCCTATTTCCGATTTTTTGGAATGTTACAAGAATAGAAGCATCAGTATAATCCCAAACAGTTTCAGTTTTATCTTTTGTAATTATATAAGCTCTTGGATTATGGTCAGAGATTCTTACTAAGAAATTCTCACCAGGTGCTTCTTGAATATCAGGTCTTATCTTATATTCATAGCCATTTCTATCAAGATAGTCTATTGTATCTTTCAATGATGATTTTTCAAAAATAAAATAAGAACTTGCAGAAGCTCGAGAAAATGATTTGTCTGAAATATTCTTTTCATTTTGAAGATAGAATTTTGCAGCTTGTGTTCTATATTCAATAATTTTATTAAACTCTTTGTAAAGCTTTTTCTGTTTTTACTTTAAAGCTCTATAAAATGGGTCATTCTCTTGAAATTTGCCCATAAAAGATTCTTTAGATGGACATTCCCTACCAGTTCTATCCATGACTTTTTTTAATTTTATATATTGTTCTTCAGCCTGTTTCAATATATTTTCTTCTTTTTGCTTTATATTTTTCAACCGAACTTCCATATTTTGACTTTCAATAATTTCATCTATTTTACAATGCTTAGATAATTCCGTTTCAGTTGTTATATTTTTAGAAATAAAGGCATTCAGATTATCAGAATATAATTGAGCTTTCTCTACTGTATCAAAATGAGGTGAAATACTTTCATAAGGACAGTTACCTTTCTTAGCTTTACAAATACTTGGTTTACCGTTAGGCCCAACATGATAAGTCATTAGTTATTCCTCTTGATGATTTATTAAGTATGTTTCAAAAGGTAAAATATAATTTTTATATTCATTTGGGTAATGCTCTTTGATTTGTTCTAGCTCGTAAACATACGGTGTATATTTTACAACTAATCTTTTACTAAGATAGTTCGTTGCTAATAAAACGTATCTTTTGCCAGAATCTTCATCAAGATTTGCTTTATGAATAGTATAAATTACGCCTTCCAAAACAGCATTATATTTTTTATTCATTTGCTTTCTCCTTATTTATTTTTCAAAAAATATCGTTCTTTTATTGATATAAAAATTAAAAAAGAGGTTATCAAGCAATGCTATATTTTTATGTATTAGGTGCAGTAGCTTTGCTCATTATATTGATTTCCATATTTAAATTTTTATGGAGAGTTGAGATATTTTTCGCAAAATTAAGCTTGGCTTGGCAGATTATTTCTTGGCTTGGTTTAATTGTAGCTTTTGTTATTGCCGTTTGGTTTATATATTTTAATTAAGTTGTAGCTATTTGCTACAACTTTTTCCTTGATATGCTACTAAAAAAGGAGCATTTATAAATGTATCATATTAACCATGAGGGAGAAGTTAAAAAATGTAGAGCATTTATTCGTCCTTGCCCTTATTCTAAGGATAAACACTTTAGAACACAATTTGAAGCTATGCAAGAAGCTACTGAATTAAGAACTGCTTATGAATTTAAAATAAAATCTATTTTACAAGAACTGAAAATGTTTGATAAGTATTATGCTGACTCTGAAAGAGATTATCAAGATTTAACTGCAGTAAAAGAAGAAGTAAAGAATATAGTTGGTAACAAACCTGGTATGAATAGACATTATAGAGAAGTTGTTTGTAATTTACTTGGTGATGAAATCGGTAATCCAATTAGTACATCAAAAGGAATAGTAAAATATTTCAAAGATAATAATAGGTCTTTTCTTTTAAATAATTTTGACGAAGTAGAAGCAGAAGCTATTTCAGATGTTAGCAGAATCATGGATAGTACAGAAGCATTTAGAGACCCGAGCAAAAAATATTCTGTATATTATGATGATGTACAAAGAAGAATGAGAAATACTAAAGAAATGATTGAAGCATGCCATGAATTAGGTATTAGTATTGATACATATAACTTTGAATATGTTGTTGGTGACGACCATCCATTTGAATTTTTCAATTCTGTTACTGTTGATGAAAATGGTGAAATCAATAATTTGTATTACTTGGGATTAGAGGGTCAAAATTTCCATGCTGAACCATCTAAAGTAACTAAAATTGAAAACAATTTATTATATACAGAAAATCACCCAGAAGGTTTGTTCTTACCATTAACTTACCAAGAGCGAAATAGACCTGTTCAAGATACATCAAGAGCAATTTTCTTTAGAGATAAAAATGCTAAAGGAACTCATGTAGATTTTGCTAATAATAAATTTTGGAATACTAATCCTATTGAATGGGATTCAGAAGTTGATGATGCAGACTCAGATTTAAAATGGGGAATTGATAAGAACTATGATTATCATGACTCAAATCAATTAAAAGACTTTTCAACTATTATGAAAAGAAAAGATATGCAAGGAAAAGATAGCTTTACATTTACTAAATCTGCTGTCTTACCAAAAATGACTAAAGCTGAAGCTATTGAAGATGCTAATAGAAGATTAAAAGAAGCTCGTGAAGAATGGCCTTTCTAAAATACAAAAAGCTAACATATTGTTAGCTTTCTTTTTTATAACCTCTATTTAATTAAAAATATTTCCAAAAATGGATAGCAACTTAAATCCTATTAGGCTATATTTGAAAAAGTTATATCGTAAATTTTGGAATAATAAAAATAAAAAGAAAGGTTTTGCTAAAATGAAATTTTACTATCATAATTTTAAAGATTTAAGAGGAAATCACATTAAATATTTTGCTAATGGAGATGATTTTAAAGTAGAAGAAATTTTTACTACTATCTCACATAAAAATGTATTAAGAGGGTTCCATACATCAAGCAAACAAGAAAAACTTATCAAAGTATTAAATGGTTCATTACACTTAATCACTGTAAATGAAGAAACAAAAGAAATTACTCATTATGACATGAATGTTGATTCTGAGCCAATCTTTATTCCATTGAATACTTGGGTAGGTTATGTTATCAAAGAAGATAATACAATTGTTAATTATATTTGTTCTGGTAAATTCTCACCTGAAACAGATTTAACTTGCTCTCCTAAATCATTCTCAAATGAATGGCTATGGCCTATTCCTTATTCAGATATTATCATTTCTGAAAAAGACGACCAGGCAGAAATCAGAATTTTATAAAAGAAAAGGATTTTTTAATCCTTTTCTTTTTTTGAGTAAAAAAGCCTAAAAATACTCAAAATAACCGGTAAAATACTCAATTTCGGCCCAAAAATACTCAAAAAGAGCCATAAAATACTGATAAAAAGGGGTAAAATACTGTTTTTTGACATTACGCTGTTTTATAGTTGCTGTAAACCGTTGAGTAATAACAGTCAGAGCAGTTCCTAAAACAGCGCTTTTTAAGCTAATAACTATAAACAACTACTAAACAACAAAATAAATAACTTAATAAATAACCAGCTTCGTGAGCTCTTATGAGCTTCACTTGCTGAATAAAGTAAGTAAAATGCTTTAAGGAGTATTTTTTGTTTTTAGTAAATGCTCTAATTAAATATAAGGGTTGTTATATCGTCATATAGTTAATGCTAAAACAGTAAAAATGGAATTTCGATAAATGTATCGACTTTACAGAAAAACAGCTCAAAAACGCTTATTTTACAGTTTAAGACAAAAAGAAAAAGAGCTATAAAATATAGCTCTTTTTATAATTTATTGTTTGAAAAATCTTCAAAATTCATAATTGGAATATTTAATGAAATTGCTTTTTTCATTTTACTTGACATTTTCGTTTTATCTTCAGTTAATAAAACATTAGTATCTTTATTGATTGATTTAGTAAAAATCCAACCTTGTTTTTCAAGTTCTGAAATCAATTCATCTCTATTCTTAAAGTTTTGAGGAACTTTGCCTGTATGGCAATAATAACCTTTAACAGTAATATTATCAGATTTATCCATAACACAACCAATATTATTTAATTCATTGAATGTTGCTTTTGCAATTTCAAAATATTCTTCAAAACTCTTAACGAAAGCATTACCTAAACCGTTAATTGATTTAATCTTTTCAATAGATTTATTTTTATCAGAGAATAACTCTTCAAGTGAATCAAATTCTTTAAGAATTTTCTTAGCAGTAACACTTCCTAGTGTTGGAATGCCGAAAGATAACAACCAGCGATAAGGTTGAGTATCATTTTTAGCTTTTTGAATATTATCATAAATAAGTTTAGCTCTTGTTTTACCGAGAGAAACACCACTTGAATCAAATTTAACTTCTTCTAATTCTTTTAAATCTAAGTTCATCAAATCAATTACAGATTCTAATTTTAATGCTTTCAGAACTTCACCTGATAATCCGTCAATATCCAAACATTGTTTAGCAACAATATTGGTCATCATATAACTTTTTCTTGATTCACAATTAGGATTTAAACAGAATAAATCTTTACTTTCTTGTCCTTGTTCATTGTATTTGTAATCAAGTGCACCGTTACAATAAGGGCAAACTTTAGGAAATTCAAGTTCTTCATCTGATTCTTTAGTCGTCATTACAATAGCTGGAATAACATCATTAGCACGTTTAACAAGAACTTCTGCACCCTTAGAGATTTTCTTTTCTTGTAACCATTTGAAGTTATTACCAGTAATGTTAGTAATTGTTACACCGTCAATTGTAATAGGTGAAATCTTAACTCTAGGTGTAATCTTCCCAGTATTACCGATTGTGAATGAAATATCTTCTACTTTTGTTACTTTTTGTTCACCTGGGTATTTAAAAGCAATATATTCTTTAGGGTGGTGACTTGTTTCACCAATTTTGATTTGTTCATTTGGTTTAATTACAATACCATCTGTTGGAGCAGAGCATTCCATTCGCCAAATCTTAGCTTGTTCAATATTTTCTGCTAATTCTTCAAAAGTTGAAGCACTATTTTTAGGGAATAAATCTTTAGCAGAAAATACATTAGTAGGTATTTCTGTAAATTCATCATTTTGGTCAACTGCAAAATATGTAGCAAAAGATAATTTAGCATTGAAATCTAAGCCTAATTTTCCTTTTGAAACAATTCCAGCAACAGCACTTCGTTCATTTGAATATTTATCATTAACTTTATTTTGATTGTTAATAATCAAATCAGATTTACTGCTATACAATTCGCCACGTAATTCTTTAATATTTGCATTAGGTCGTTGTAGTGGTAAATTTTCAATAGTAAGTTTATCTGACTCAATAAGATAAGTTACGTTCTCACCAACTTCTCCATTTCCACGAGTTGACAAGATAATTTCATTATCAGAAATATAATGAACTGACAACGCTAAACCGTCTAATTTCGGTTCAATTGAATAAGTTTTAGCTCCATAAGATTTAGTTTCATCATAGTATTTATTTACTTCTTGGATTGAATTAGCTTTTTTCAATGATTTCATTGGCTTAGCATGATGAACTTCATTATTAACATCAATTTCAATACCATCATTGATTTCTGTATCTTGGATTAACCAACCATTCTCTTCGGCTAATTGTGTCAATGAGTCATATTCTTCATCAGTTAAAAGTAATTCTTGATTATTGTAATAAGCTTCAGAAGCATTTTTTAATAGTTCTAGTAATTCTTCTTTTTGCATATAATTCCCCCTTCTTCAATAATTTTATTATAACAAAAAATATAATAAAAGTCAAAAAAGATAACAACAAAAGTTGCTATTTGTTGTTATCTTCGAAGTGTATAGTTTTTAAACCACCCCACGGTTGTAGAGTTTCATCATTTCTTTCTATTTCTAAGAAAGTATAATTATCATGTAAATCAGCTCTTTTTTCAGAATTTCTTGTAGTTAAAGATTTTCTAAATCCAGCATAATCAATGACATCAACTTTTTCATTAGCAGAAAATCCAACAACTTTATAAAGTTTGTTATCATCTGCCATTAAATAAACATTATCAATTTCATTATTTTTCATTTTTGGATTAAGTTTTAAATCATAATCTCCTGTTGATGGTAAATCTGTTGAATTGATACGTTTAACAAATTTTGGTTCTTCATCAATATATTTAGAGAAGTTATTTCTAATTGACATCTCTCTATTTAATTTAGCAAGAATTTCTTTTCTAGCATTATTAGAGTCTCTCAATTCAATTTTATTAGCACGTTTCAATTGAACAGTTGGTTTAGCAGTTTGTTTCAACATTTCAAATCTTGTTTTAGCTTGTTGTTCTAAATGATTGTTAAGTTCTTCATCAGTAATAGTTGCTAATTTATATTTTTCTACGTTTTTATCAATTTCCTTTTTATAAATAGCTACAGCTTCTTTAAAGTTTTGTGCATATCGTGAAGTTAGAACTTTATTATAAAATCTATCATGTAAATGAGCTCTATTATTTAAATCTATTTGATTATTTTCATCAAGGAAATACTCATCACAAAAGAGTTTTGCTATTTTATTATTAGTAACATTTTCAATCAAACCTTTTGGTACATTATTCTTCCACGGACGAAAATCAAAAGTTTCTCTTGCATTAACTACTTGATTTACATAATCTTGGTTTTCTGCTAATATTTCATTTTGTGCTCTTTCATATAATTCTTGTAATTCTTCTTGAGTTAGAGCTTCATTAACAGATTTTTGATTACTTTCAATAGCATTATGCTCTTTATTTAGTTCATCTAAAACAATTCTTCTATAAATTCTTAATTCTTTATTACTTAAATTTTCATATGGGTGGTATTCCATAGCTTTATTTAGGTCGAGTTCTACTTGCATTTTAAAATCAGACATATATTGTGCTGATTCAAAATTATCCAAATGTTCATCTTCTGAAGCAAAAGGACAACGACCTGATTTAGCCATACATTCACTAGGAACACCATTCTTATTTATATGGTATTTAGTCATAGTTTAACCTCTATTTATTTTTAGTTTTTATATCGTGCTATATTATAAAGAGTATATAATATAGTTTTTAACCCAACAATTCCTATTATAGACTATATTTCTGTGAAGTTGGCTTAACAAGTCGCTAGGCTTGTTGCCAACGAGCAGGTTATTTATTAAATTATTTATTTTGTTTTTTATTAGTTGTTTATAGTTATTAGCTGAAAAAGCGCTGTTTTGTAAATCGCTTTAACTGTTGTTGCTCAACGGATTACAGCAACTGCAAAACAGCGTAATGTCAAAAATCAGTATTTTACCCCTTTTTATCAGTATTTTATGGCTCCTTTTGAGTATTTTTGGGCCGAAATTGAGTATTTTACCGGTTATTTTGAGTATTTTTAGGTATTTTTCAAAAAATAAAAACCCTAGACCGAAATCTAGGGCGAATCTGGAAGATACAATGAGATAAACGGTTTGGAGCATTTTTCTCATGTACAATTTATATTCTATAATAAAAAAATCAGTTTGTCAAGAAAAAATTTTAATTTTTTAACAAAAATAAATGGAATAATAAAACTAAGAAAATCTAAAAATAAAAAAGGAGTAATCCCTCTTAAAAGAAATAGTGGGAAGTGAATAATTTTTATGAGCAAAATTAAGAATTTGGAAGAAATTGCTTTAAATGATACATTATTAGTTGGAGTTAAATTTTCTACTTTAATCAATTCTTACTTTACAAATGAAGAAGCTATGCTTTACTACGCTTTGATGTCATATTTTAATGATGTTGATGAAATAGATTGCAATGATGGTAGAGATATTTTGGTTCAAAGTCTTTTAGATAGAGCATATTGTAAAGACATTAAAATTTTGAAAGAAAATAGAACTAATGTTAATAACATGATTAACAAGCTTAAAAATAATCTTTATAATGCTGTAACTGGAGATAAAGTTACTCTTTTTGACGAGCTTGAAGTAGTTTGGAATCGTCCATTAAGAGAAAGCTATCTTAAAGTTAGAGTTAATGAAGAAGCTGCAAGAGAATACTTGCATTATGAAGATTCACAATACATTAAAGTAAGACTAGCACCATTAAGAGATTTAAAATCAGTTACTTACAAAAGAGCATTTGTTCTTTTTAGCCAATGGACAGATTACACTGGCTCAGAAAAATTCTTTTTCGTAAATAACGCTAATTTTATTGAATCTATTTATGGCGATAAAAAATTAAGTGGCCTAACTTACAAAAAATATAAAACTCATTACTTAGATAAAATGATTCAAGCTCTAGGATTATGCTTTCCTAATGTTGAGTTCAGATTAGATAATAAAGATAATATTTTATATAAAAATGTTATGAAATTCAAAGTTAGAGCAAGAGATAAAGAGTTCTTTGACAAATATGCTCTATATAAACGATTAGAGTTAATGAAAAACAGAGATTTAGAATTTTTAGAAGGCTCTTATAATTTTGAAGATGAATTAAAAGAATTTAAATTCTATAATATGACACCAGAAGAAATTATTGCTGAATCAGCTGTTGCTTTCCAACAAACAAGTGAAGAACCTTTTGCTGAAATTTCAGAAGAAGATTTCTATAATACAGAAGAAGTTGAATACGAAACAGAATCAGTTGAAGAAGCTATTGAAGAATTAGAAGAATTTAGAACTAAGAAAGAAGCTATTACTTTAGATGAAAATATTCTTAAATCAGAAGAGTTACTTAATAAATATGAAAATGATAATTATGTTATTGATACATTAAGAAAAGAATTAGCAGATAATCTTGCTTTAAAATCTGAATTAGTACAATATGACTTAGATGAAAAATTCACAAATGTTATAGATAATTTACTTAAAGAAATGGAAAGTTATCCTAACAAAGAAAATTATGAATTTTCAACTGGCGTAATCTCAACTAATCCTAAATTAGTAAATGACATGGATTTCCCAGAAGAAGATGCAACAACATTAAATATTAAATACGGTGATAGTAGAAGTTTCACTTTAGATGAAATTAAAGCTATTGATGGTGAAAACAAATATTATAAATTGTTTAAAGCTTTCGCACTTGTTGGTCTTTTAAAAGAAACAGTATTTAATGAGAAAGAATTATCTAAACAATATGAATATGCTAAAGAAGCTAATTCTACTTTATTTGATGTATTAGCAAATCTTCATTTTGATTTAGCAGAAACACTAGAAAATCATGATTTTAATTTATTCAATGCTCTCTTTGAAATATTTACTATTAAATTAGGATATGAAGCAAATGAAGCTTTATTCAAAATTGTTAATATTGTTAAGAATATGAATTATGCTTTAGCATTATATGAAGAATTAAAACTAGAAACAGAATCTATTGAAGAAACAGAAGTAACTGACTCAAATGGCTATGGAAGTGATTTGTTCAATATGAAAAAAGAATCTGCTAAAGAAGAAATAAAAGAAGAAACTAAAAAAGAAATTATTAAGGAAGAAGTAAAAACTGAAGCAAAAAGTGAGGCTCCAATAGGAATGTTAAGTAAAGAAAAACAAAAAACTATTGCAAATGAAGTTTCTAATGAAATAGAAAAAGATTATAGCTTTTTGAAACAACCTAAATTAGATGCTAATGAAATCTTAAATGAAGATAAGCTAGAATTAAATAATTATAAAGATAATTATAAAGATTTAAGATATGGCTTTGAAGATGAAACTGTTGAAAGTAGTAAAGCACTTGTTCCCCAATTAGAAAATAGAAGTCTTAATAATCTAAAATACTTCATTCAAAATAAAGTTGTTGATAATTATAGCGAATGGTCAAGCTCTACTAAAGAAACGGCATTAGAAGTTATCAAACGTTTTGAAGATGAAAATAATTTCTCAGTGCTAAAAATGTTTAATCAATTCATTTCTAATTCAGAAAGAGTAGACATTAAAAATAGATTAGACAAAATGTGGCTAGAAACTGAAAAAACTTACAAAGCTGAACATGATAGATTATTAAATCAAAGAGCAGAAATTGCTACAACAATTCCTAATTTCTATGACGAAATTTTACCAAATGCTATTAACAATGAAGATTCTTATAGAATTATGTGTGAATGGAGTGCTTATGGACATTTAGCTAAAAAAGTTTCTAATAAAAAGAAATCTATCTTGTTATTTATTGAAACTTTAATTGCTACTTGTCAAGAAAATATTGATAAATGTGGGCAACTTGAGGGCGTTTATAATGAAAATGTTATCAAAAAAATCCAAACAATAGCAGCTTTGAAAAAAAATTTAAAATAATGGTTGACAAGTTGTTGATATTGTGATAGCATGTTTTTAACAACATTAAAAATAAAGGAAAAGGTGACTAAAATGTCTTTTATGGATAATCTTAAAAACGAAAACAGAAAAACTGTTACAACAAATGGTGATTTAGCATATAGTACTACTCTAAATGCTAACTTAGACTTCTTCGGTGGGGCTGGTTCTATTCCAGTAAGTAAGAAATATACTTCTGATGATTTTATGAACTTATTCAAATATGCTTACGAAGAAGATTCAGAAACTGCGCTCAAAAATGCTCTTTACTACCGTGATATTCGTGGTGGTTTGGGTCGCCGTGAAGGTTTCCGTCAAATCTTGACTTACCTTGCTAACAAAAATGTTGAAGATTTCAAACGCTTAGTAGTTCTTACTGCTATGTATGGTCGTTATGATGATTTGACTATGATTGCTTGGGATTTACCAAACGAAGCGCAAGCATTTGTTGTAGAATTTATTTCTGCTGTATTTAATGAAGATATGGATAACTTGAAATCAGGTAATGTTACATTGCTTGGTAAATGGTTGCCATCTGCTAATACAAAAGTTAAAAATACTCGTAAATTAGGTCTTTTCTGGGCTTCTCGTCTTGGCTTGTCTGAACGTGAATACCGTAAAGCTCTATCACAATTACGTGCTCAAATCAACATTATTGAAACTAAATTAACTAACCGTGATTATAGCTTTGACTACTCTAAAATTCCTAGCCGTGCTATGATGAAATATACACAAGCATTCATTCGTAATGATGAAGCTCGTTATAATGAGTTCAAAGAACAAATTACTGTTAACCCATCAGTTGTTGCTAAGAAAGTTGCTCAACTTTATCCATACGAAATTATTCGTAAGTTGAATGCTGATGGACAAATGGCTGAAGCACTTTGGAAAGCTTATCCACAAGACCAATTTGACGGTAACATTATTGTTGTCCGTGACGGAAGTGGAAGCATGTACGGTGGTTGGGGTCTTGAAGTAAAACCTATTGAAATCGCTGATTCTATGGCAATTTATACTTCTGAACGTTTGACTGGTAAATTCAAAGACCATTTCATTACATTCAGTCGCCGTCCACAATTGGTTGACTTATCAAAGGTTAATACTTTGAAAGATAAACTTGATGTATTGTATCGTAATGGAGAAGTAGCAAACACTAACATGAATGCTACTATGCAACTAATTTATGATTCATCATTAGGTTTGCCAGTAGAAGAACAATTAGATACAATCTTAATCATTTCAGATATGCAATTCGATTATGGAGTAGACAATTGCTCTAAATCAGTAATGGATTCATGGAAAGATAAGTTTGGTGACGCTGGACTTAAATGGCCAGAAATTGTTTATTGGAATGTTAATCAATCAAAAGTTACATTCCCAACTTCTGAGTATGATAATGTTAAACTTGTTTCAGGTTTCTCAAAATCTGTACTAGAAGATGTCATGTCAAATGAAACAACTTCTGCAACTGAATACATGATGAAAGTGTTATCTCGTTATAACCCTTAATCACTAATCTTTATTCACTAAAAACTGACCCTTTATAAGGGTCTTTTTTAGTTTTGGAATAATATAACTATGAAGAACTTTAATATTTTTGAAATATTGAATATTTCTCATTTAGAGATTAAACATTCAGATGTATTAGCTTACTTATTTAATAATAAAGAAAGTCACAATCTAAAAGATACTTTCTTAAAGGAATTTATTTATGAAGTTGAAGCTGCTTCAAATATTGATTTAAACTTAACTTTAGATGATAGTTATACTATTAAAAGAGAATATGCTATTCCAAAAGGTTTTGTTGACTTATTGCTTATATCTTATAAACATAAAACTATTATAGTGATAGAAAACAAAATCCAATCTAAAGAAAGAGATAATCAATTAAAAAAATATAAGGAACATTTTAAAGATAAAGGTGCTGGATATAAATTAGTATTTATTTATCTTACTATGAATGATGAAAAGGCTTCTGATGATGAATATATTTCCGTTAACTATACAACTGTAATTAAATCTTTAGAGAGAGTATTACGATATAAGAATTACTCAGAAAAGATTGAATATTTTTTAGAAGATTATTTAGAAGTCTTACTTAAAAAATATAAATTGAAATCTTCTGCTGACTTAATTAACTTTAGAAAAACTATACACATAGAAAGAGGTAAAAATGGCTAATAAAGAAACTTACTCAGCTAAACATATTACAGCTTTATCTCCACGTAACCACTTGATTAAGAGAATTAACTTAACATTCTCACAAGAGTTAGGTGATGAAAGCTACCCATTCTCAAGTCAAAAATCCGTAGCTATTCGTGAGTATTTAGATAACTCTGTTGGTGAGTTAATCCGTAAATTCGGTGACCGTATGAGAATCCACTTCTATAAAGATGGTGCTATCTCTGTTCAAGATAATGGTCGTGGATTACCAACCGATACTACTAAAAATGCACACGGGGAAGAAGTTAGTGGATTTATCATTACATTGGGAACTTTACAATCTGGTGAACAATTAGGTAAGTCAGATGATGATAGTAAAACAACTTCTACTAACGGGTTGGGGGCAGCCGCTTCTACAATGTTAAGTAAACGTGTTGACATTACTGTTTATAAAAATAAAAAGAAATATACTTTATCATTCAAAGACGGTGACCCTGGTTACTTTGATAGTGATGGTGTAGATGCAAAATTCACTGAATTAAAAGATTTAACTTACATTAAAGAAGAAAAAGACGATAGACCTGCTGAAGAAAAGAAATTATTTACTCAAGGAACAACTGTAAAATCTTGGCTAAATAATGAAGTCTTTTCATCACCTTATCCAGTTGATGTGGACGATTTAATTCTCCGTATGAAAGGTGTAGCATTCCTATTGCCAGGTGTTACTATCGAAATTGTAAACGAACATAGAGTTATGGAAGATGGCTCTTATCAGCATGAAGTTTTCCATTTTGAAGATGGTATTCCTCAATTAGTAGAATACAATCAAAAAGGAACTCCAATTACTCCTATCTATAAATTTGAAACTAAAGGAAGCTATGTTGAAAAGAACGTAGCAACTCAAGACCCTAAAACTAAAAAAATGGTTTCAAAAGATGTAGAAAGAACTGCTGACATTGAATTAGCATTCGGTTATGATAATGACTATGATTACTCTATTGATTCTTATGTAAATACAATTAGAACTCGTTTAGGTGGGGTTCATGTTGAAGCATTTGAAGAAGCAATTACTGCAGCCTTTAATGAGAAGCTTTCTTCTATGAAAGGTATGTTAACTGCTAAAGACCCAGTACCTACGATTGATGATTATAAAGAAGGCTTAACTGCTGTACTTTCTCTATATATTTCAGAACCACAATATACTTCACAAATTAAGGAAGAATTAGGTGGTCGTGTAGTAAAACGTGCTATTAAACAAGCTCTATATGAAGCAATCAAAGATTTTGTAGAAGATAAGAAAAATGTTGATGTAGTAAAACGTATTGGTGAAAAAGTTATTGCAGCTGCTAAAGCTCGCCAATCAAGAAAAGAACAATTAGAATTAAAGCGTGAAAAACAAAAACTTACAAGCAACACTTCATTACCAATTAAATTAGTAGATTGTGAGTATGTATATGAAGCAGACTCAGAACTAATTATTGTAGAGGGTGACTCTGCCTTATCTGGTGTTAAAGAAGCTCGTGACTCAAGATTCCAAGCATTATTACCAATTAGAGGTAAGATTGTTAATACTTCTAAAGAAAATATTAAAAAAGTTTTAGCAAATCAAGAAGTACAAGACATTGCTAAATGTTTAAATGCTGGTATTGGTGATGATTTTGATTTAGATAGTGCTCGTTATCAAAGAGTTATTATTGCTGCGGATGCTGACCCAGATGGTGGTCAAATCGCTTCATTACTTGTATTGTTATTCTATAATTTATTCCCTGACTTAATTCGTCAAGGTAGATTATATAAGATGAATACTCCTTTATATATTTATAGAGAGGGTAAGGGTAAGAAAGCAATTGACCATTATGCTTTCAATGACAATGATGCTACTGAAATCGCCAACGATTTGAAGAGCCGAAATAAAACTTACCAATTGATTCGTGTTAAAGGTTTGGGTGAAGCTGGTTCTGATGCTCTTAGAGCAACAGGTTTAGACCCAGAAACTCGTGTATTAACTCAAATCACTATTGGAGATGAAGAATCTGCTAAACATTGGCTTGATGTCGCAATGGGCAAAGATGTAGCTCCACGTAAGAAGTGGATTGAAGATAACCCAATTGATTATGTTGAAGATTAAAAGAAAAAGATAGCTTTTTGCTATCTTTTTTATTTTTATCACTTTAATAATTTCATTTCCTTTCACCAAATTGTGTTTTATTTTCAAAAAATCAGCAACAAAAAATCTATAAAAATAACCAAAAATGGATTTTTAGGGTATTTCTGATATATTTTAATATGAATTTTAAAAATAGTGAAAATTATGAAAAATTTGTGAAAACAAATAGCTATTTTTAGAATAATATTACTATAGAATTTTTTATTTATTAAAGGAGCAAAAAATGCCTAACAAAAGTGAAACAAAAAGTTACGGTTCAATCCGTAGATTCAAGAGTTATGGAGCATGTGGAGTAATTATTGGTATGGCTGCATTGTCTTTATCAATGAATGCTGGTGTGGCACATGCTGATGAAAAGGTTAATCCAAACCCTGCTACAAATGCAGTTCCATTACAAGATAATCCAACAGAAAATGCTAAAGATAGTCAAGCTAAAACTGGAACAGAAAAAGGTTCTTTAGATGTTGCAGTTAATAACGATACATTAAAGAACGAAGTTAATAAAGCTAAAGAAGCTGGAGTAAAAGTCGTTGAAGATAAACCTAAGGAAGTAACAGTTGCTTCTGATAAAGTTGATGAAGCAAAAGCTGCTATTGAAAAAGATTATCAAACACAAGCTACTAAAGTTAAAGAAGCTACAGACAAGTATAAAGAAGATTTAGCTAATCGTAATAAACAAGTTACAATTGTTGAAAAGAAAAACGAAGCTGCTGAAGCTAAATATAAAGCAAAATTAGCTGAAATCAAAAAACAAGAAGAAGCTTTTAAAGCTAAAGGTGTGTTTGTAGATAATGACCAAGTTACGGTTTATGGTAAGCTCGATGAATCAAAAAGAGGTTCATTAGACTATTACTCTGATTTGTCTGTTGTATTCAAAAATAAAGACAATAATCTTGAAACTGTAAAAGGCGGTCTTGGTGCAACAAGTAAGACAACTCTAGAATTAGTAGATAAAATTAAATATGATACTGCTAGAGATAATCTAGCTGGTGTTAGTGCAAATACAACTAATGGACATTATTTGACAGGAATTGAAAAGGGTTCAACATTTATTTTACATAATGTTGGTGAAACTAACTCAGGAAAAACTATTTCTGCTAGATTCACATCTGTTAGTACTCCAAATCAAATCTTCCCACAAGGTGGTGTCAACAAAGATGGTAACACTGCTCTAAAAGTAAGATGGGACGAAAACAAGATTAAAGCTGGTGGTAAGAGTGACATTGGATTTGATATGTACAACTATTTAAATGTAGAATGGGATATTGAATACTTTGATGAAGCAACTGGAAAACCTCTAAACTTGGGAACAGCTTCAATTTATTCTGACATTGACTGGGCACAATATCTAAGACACACATATAATACTGAAGATAATGTTGGTACAGTAATCAATCCAAAGGATTCTAAAGTTGTAGAAGTTAATAGACATGGAAAAACTCACTGGATGGGTGTGAAAACAGATGGTGTTTGGTCTTATGATGACCCATCAGGTCTTGACCAATACAAAGCTGGTGACCCAGGATATGTTAATGTGAATGACGTGGAAGCTACACCAGAAGGTACTTTATTAAGTATTGGTGCTGGTCACAAACACAATATTAGATATTATGCAAGTGATTATGTAAGAACTTTCACTGAAAGTCAACTTGCTAATTACCGTAGATATTCTGATGCCGAACAAGCGAAAAAAGGCCTACCACCATATACAGATAAGGAATTATTTGAAAATGGTTATACTTTCGAACTTTGGGGAGGAAGTTCAGTAGTTAAAACTATTGTAGTTCCACCAAAACCTGAATACGATGCAATCCCTGGCAAAGTAGACCCTCCTAAAGTTAATGTTCAATATACAAATCTAAAAACAAATGTAAAAATTGAAAAACACGTTAAGAACAGCAAAGGTGAAGATGTAAACAATCATTCTGTGCCAAAACTTGCTGAAGTTGTATGGGAATTGGAAGCAAAACCACTTGCAGCTGGACGTGAAGAAACTACAGTTTTACAATATACTGATGATTTGCCAAAAGGTTATCAATTAGATGTGGCTAAAACACAAACTCAAAACCCAGAATTTGATGTTAAATATAACTCTGCTACACATTCACTTGTAGGTACTTTAAAAGCAGAAGGTTTAGCAAAAGCTAATAAAGACCGTAACGTTGCTTATACAGTTCCAACATTGAAATTGTATGGTACAGTTATGAATGACGCTGCAACTTACACAAATAACTACCACTTGAATGTTAATAACAAATTTGATGTTTATTCAAATACTGTTACTGTAACAACACCAGGTGACCCAAATCGTCCAAAAGATAGTCAAATCAAGCCTGTTAAAGTTAACTATAACAAAGACCACGTTAAAATTGATGGTAAACAAGTTCTTGCTGGTTCTACAAACTACTACCACATTAACTTAGATTACGACCAATACAAAGGTATCAAGAGTGGCCCAGATGCAATTCAAAAAGGATTTGGTGCAGTTGATGATTACCCAGAACAAGCATTAGATTTACTTCCAAACGAAATCAAATATGTAGAAACAGAAAGTGGTAAAGAAGTAAAAGGAATTACTGCTTACCAATTCAAATCTATTGAAGATGTAAAAGACCCTAGAATTAAAGCTATTTTAGACTCAAGCAAAATCAAACCAAAAGGTGCTTTCCAAGTATTTATGGCAGATAACCCACAAGAGTTCTATGATAAGTATGTTTCTAAAGGCATTTCTATAACAATCATTGACCCGATGAAAGTTAAATCTGCATTTAGCGGAAATTACGAAAACAAAGCCTACCAAATTGATTTTGGAAATGGCTACGAAGCTGATTTAGTTAAAAATAATGTTGTAACACCAGAACCACACAAGAAAAACTTGAATAGTAAAGGTGTTGACATCAACGGTAAACCTGTTGTAGCTGAGTCAGTAAACCACTACCATGTAACTGCTGACTACAGCAAATACAAAGGAATGGTTGTTGAAAAAGACCGCCTTGCTAAAGGGTTATTCGTTGTAGATGATTACCCAGAACAAGCGGTTGACATTGAAACAGGAAACATCAAGATTGTTGATTCTAAAGGTAAAACTGTTGAAGGTGTAACTTCTAAAGTTTACAAATCATTAGAAGAAGCTCCAAAACTAGTTCAAGACGCTTTAAAAGAACAAGGATTCAAACCAAAAGGAGCATTCCAAGTATTTACTCCAAATGATATGAACGATTACTTCAATAAGTACGTTGTAACTGGAGAAAAACTTACTTACATTGTTCCTATGAAAGTTAAGGCTAAAATGGCTAAAACTGGTGGAAAATATGGAAATACTGCATATCAATTAGATTTTGGTTCAGCTAAAGTTACTGAGACTGTAGTAAATAATGTGCCTACTCCAAAACCAAACAAAGCGAACTTCAACAAAGCTCATGTTAATATTAACGGCAAACAAGTACTTGCAGGTTCTACAAACTATTACGAATTGACAGTTCGTTACGACCAATACAAAGGTATTGAAGCTGACGATGATAAGATTCAAAATGGTTTCTTCATTGCAGATGACTTCCCTGAAGAAGCAGTATCTATCAATGAAAAAGATGTGAAAGTCCTTGATTCTAAAGGCAAAGAAGTAGAAGGTTTGAAACAAACTATCTACAAATCTCTAGCAGATGCCCCTGAAAAGGTTCAAAAAGCCTTTGTTAAGAGAAACCTTAAACCTAAAGGTGCGATTCAAGTATTTGAAGCAACTGACCCGGTAGCTTACTACAATAAATATGTAAGAACAGGTGAAACACTTACTGTTAAAAATCCAATGACTGTATATTCTCACTTGTATAAGACTGGTGCTAAGTATGAAAATACGGCTTATCAACTTGACTTTGGTTTGATTTCTGAAACTGAGACTGTAGTGAACAATGTTCCTAAAACAAATCCTCATAAACAGAACTTAAACAAAGCTGGTGTAAGCATCAATGGTAAACCTGTAGTAGTTGGAACAGTTAACTACTACACATTAACTGCTGATTATAGCTCATACAAAGGTATTGAGGCAGATGCTGATAGAATTGCAAAAGGTTTCCATATTGTTGACGACTTCCCTGAAGAAGCAGTTACAGTTAATGAGAAAGAAATTGTTGTAAAAGATTCTAAAGGTAATGTTGTTACTGGTTTGAAATCAAAAGTTTACAAGTCATTCGCAGATGCTCCTAAAGGAGTTCAAGAGTCACTTAAGTCTGCTGGTTACACTCCTAAAGGTGCTATTCAAGTATTGACTGCTGAAAACCCAACTGAGTTCTACAACAAATATGTTCGTACAGGTGAAGTTCTTACAATTACCAACCCTATGACAGTTCGTAAAGAAATGTTAGGTAAAATTGCTGAGTACAAGAATACTGCTTATCAACTTGACTTCGGTTTAGCTAAGGTGACAGAAACTGTTGTAAACAAGGTTGTAAAACCAACTCCTAAGAAAGCAAACTTCAACAAAGCTGGAGTGAATATTGATGGCAAGCAAGTATTTGCTGGTTCTATCAATTACTACCATGTAACTGCTGATTACTCACAATACAAGGGTATCCAAGCTGATAAATCTCGTATTGCACAAGGTTTCTTCATTGCTGATGATTACCCAGAAGATGTGTTAGATGTACTTTCTGATGGTATTAAACTTTCTGACTCTAAGGGTCAAGATGTAAAAGGTTTGAAATACCATGTTTATGAAAGTATTGAAAAAGCACCAGAAGTGCTTCGTAATGCTCTAACTGAACGTGGATTTAAACCAAAAGGAGCATTCCAAGTTTGGGAAGCTGAAAATCCTGCAGAGTTTTACGCTAAGTATGTTCAAACAGGTGATACAATTACAATTATCAACCCAATGAAAGTCAAAGAAAAATTCAGTAAAACTGGTGGTAAGTATGAAAATACTGCATATCAAGTAGACTTTGGTGTTGCTGAAGTAACTGTAACAGTAGTAAACAATATACCTAAACTTCAAACTAAGAAAGATGTTGTCATTAAAGTTGGTGATACTGAATCTAAAGATGGTAAAGAAATTGTTCTAGGACAAAAATTCTTCTACTCATTCGATGGTTCTCTAATTACTGCTAATAGAGCTGAAGATTTGTTTGAATACAAATTCGTTGATGATTACCAAGAAACTCACGATAGATTCGATGGTGTTTACAAAGTAATCGCTAAGAAAGACTTCAAAACTTCTGATGGAAAAACATTCAAGAAAGGTGACGACTTAACTTCATATTCATTCTTGAAAGAAGATAAGACTAAAGGTAAACTTGAAGTTGGACTTAAAGAAGAGTTCTTACGCTCAATTACAAATGATTCAGAGTTCCAAGCTGAAGTATTTGTTGAAATGACTCGTATCAAGTCAGGTGAAGTTGAAAACAAACAAACTCACGTGGTAAACGGAATTGAAGTTGAATCTAACACTGTTAAGACAACTACACCAGAACCACCAAAAACACCTGAAACTCCTACTCCAAAACCACAAACACCAGCTAAGAAAGTATTACCAAATACTGGAGCTGATGCAAGTGTGTTAGGAATTGTGATGGCAGGTATCACTTCTGCTCTTGGAGCAATCGGTCTCAAACGTAAAAGAGATTAGGCATTTAAAAGATTAAAGAGTATACTAAAAAGTATACTCTTTTTCTTTTGCTCAAACTCGTTTTAAATGTCGTTATATCGTCATATAGCAAACGCTAAAACAGTTAAAACTGCTTTTCGATAAATGTATCGACTTTACAGAAAAACAGCTTAGAATCGCTTAAACTTGCTTAAAATAAAAATAAAAAAATGGAATAATATAACTATACTAAAGATTAGAAAGTTGATTTTTAAAAATGAAAACCAAACAAAAAGACTATACAACATATTATTTATTTACTGATGTTGAGGGGATTGGTCTGAACTTTGATAAAGACGGCAAAGTATTAAAAAATGATTTAATTGAAATTTCTTACATTCTTTCAGATGAAAACTTGTTCCAAATGAAAAGTAATACATATATTAACTCTTTTGCTAATTATGATTATGAAAATATGGTTGATAGAGTTAAGAAAATGCACACAAAAAACAACTTGATTGCTGATTCTAAAAAATCAAAATTATCACTTTCAGAAATTGATAATAAAATGTATGAAGAATTAAGAGAACTATTACCAAATAAATGTCGCTTAATTCTTACTGGAAATACTATTCAATATGACTATGAAATCATTAGAAGATGTTTACCTAAAACATTTTCATTACTTCATTATAGAACATTTGATGTTTCAGCAGTAAGAGAACTAATTAGAATTGTAAATCCTAATTATACTAAACAAGAAACAAAAAGAAAAAATTATAATCATAGAGCTAAAGATGATATATTAGAAACTTTCAAAGAATTAAAAGCTTATAGAAAAATTGTAAAACCATGCTGAGGAGTTAAAATGTTTTATGTAATTTTGGAAAAGAATAATTTAAAATACTTAAATTCATTAACTGATGATTCTTTTGTAGAATTGAAAAATAATATAATTACTAAAGATTATTGCTTAGTATATTCTAAGAAAGATTATCTTTCACTCTATGAAATCTTGAAAAGAAATAAATGTAGAGGATTAGCTTTATATCCTTATATTTCAAAATTAGTTTTTGAAAACATTTATCCGAAAGAATTGGAAAAGAGATTATCAGTTGAAAAATTAAATCATTCCCTATTTGATTTATTTATAGCAAGTTATACTAACCAAATGCCTTCATTTAATGATGAATATTACTTCTTACCAGATATTCAACCAACATTAAATCAAGAAAAGATTAAACTTAATATTAAACGATTTAATGAAATGTTAGCATATGAAAACTTGCTTATAAATAAAGATGATGTAATACCATCATTAAAAAGTATCTTCGCTAATTCAGTTACAAAAATATTAAAAGCTGAAGCTAATGAAGAAACAATTAGATTAAAAGATACAGAAATATATAACAGAAATTTTCATTACTTAGTAATAGCAGAATTTGTAATTAACGCTTCATTTATTTACAAACGAAAAGATATAGAAAATTTCTTAATAAATGAGATAGAATTGGAAAGAGAATAAATGACTACTATTACAAACTTAAATGATTTAAAAACACAAATCAAAAATACTGTAGATTTAAAAGCTTATTTAGAAAAGGAAGGTATTATATTTAGAAAGAAGAGCGGCTCTAATTGGCAAGCTCTTTGTCCTTTTCATAATGAGAAAACGCCTTCTTTTACAGTAAGTGATACAAGTCAAAGCTATCATTGCTTTGGCTGTGGAAAACATGGAGATATTTTCAGTTATATCCAAGAAACAGAGTCAGTATCATGGAAAGAATCTGTAATCTATTTAGCAAGAGAATACCATATTCAGTATGAACTTAACAAAGCCGATTCAAAGAAATACTCACAATATGCTAGAGCTTATGATTTGTTAGATGATTTGGCTAATTATTATAAAATGAAATTTAATGAATTAGCAGATTCTCACCCAGCTAAGAAAATGATTACTGACAGAAATCTTGATTATACTTCAGCTGAATATGGATATGCACCCGAATCACAAAAAGACCAATTAGATTATATGACCCAAAAAGGTTATACTCATGATGAATTAAAAGCATTGGGCTTAATGTATGATAAAGGTTATCTACAACAAGTCAATCGTTTAATTTTCATTATTAGAAATTACATGGGTAAAGTAATTGGATTTACTGGAAGAGCATTAACTCAAAAAGATATAGAGAGCAGAAAATATATAAATTCAACTGACTCTATTGTATTTCATAAGAAAAATGTAGTTTATAATATTAACAATGCTAAAAAACAAGCTAATAAAGATAAACTTATTTATTTAGTAGAAGGCCAATTTGATGTGGCTGCAATGACTGCTCATGGATATACAAATACAGTTGCAATCTCTGGTACTGCTTTTACTAATGAACAATTAAGAGATATTTTAAAAGCAGTTGGAGAAAATGGTAATATAGTATTATTACTAGATGATGATGAAGCAGGACAGAAAGCTGCCAATAAAATATTTAGAGAACATAGCTCTATTCAAACAAGACTTTATCAAATTAACTTGATTGAGGGTCAAGACCCATGTGATTATTTACAAACTCATGATAAACTTCCTAAAATAGAAACTTTTGTAGAAAAAGCATATTTAAAAATTAGAAATAGTTTTAATTACTCATCTATTTCTGACAAAACAGAATTTATCATGACTCTACAAACAGAATTAACTCAATATATTAAAGATTCTATTTTAAGAGAACAATATTTAAGAAGAGCATGCTCTTATGTAGGATTTGCTTACGACCAAATTCAAGTTATCATTGACAATAAGAGTGATAAAGATACAATTACTCAACAAATTCAAGAAGCAACTAATTCTTCCAAGAATAATGATAGCAATACTTATATTTTACTTGCTTTAAATATTCTATTTTCTTATCCCGAATATTTCAAAAGCGAATTAAAGAAAGCAATTTCCAAAGATAAATTTAATAAGACCATGAGAATATTAGCAAGAGATGTATTTCAATTAAATAAAAAATTAGTGCCAGAGAATTATGAAGATAATTCACCAGAGCAAAAAATGGTGAAAGCAATATTAACCCACCCATTTGATAATTTAGATGAACGAGATATAAAAACACAATACTATTATTTATTAGATAAAGCTATTGAAATCAAAAATAAAGAAAGAGAAGCAGAAAAGAAAAGAAGAATACTCACTGCTTTGGAAGGTGCTTCTGACCCAGAAGTAATTAAATCTTTATTATCTGAATTATCGAATAAATGATATAAGTAATAAAAACCAAAAGGAAAGATTTAATGCAAGAAGAATTATATAATGTACCCAAGAAAACAAATAGTTTATTACCACTATTTATTCTCTCTGGTATGGCAGTTCTACCTGGTTTTATAGCTTCTCTTATAACATATTATATTTTGTTTAGGAAGCTAAAACAAAAACCAATTGTAATATATTCATTCCTTGCTGTTGTCTCATTTTTCATTTTTATTTGGAATTTAATTGCTCACCCATTAACTAGCATGAATATTTCAAATCACACAAGCTTTATGACAGCGTATTTATACTTATGCTCTATTGCTTATGTGATTTTAACTTTTTTCATTGTTTTTCATCAAGCTAGACAATTGAAACTCTATCCAGAGTTAAAAGTTATGAAAGGTTGGGCTTATAATTTTGAATATAAAAAGACTCCTTATGAATTATACAAAAGAAAACAAAATATTAAATCATTAAAAGAGGGAAATGAGTATGCTTATGACTCTGCACCTCTAGGAATATTAGTTGATAAAGTTTTCATGGAAAGCAATGACGCTGGCGATGTTAAATATTTTGATAAAGAAAGAATTGTAAGAAGTTATTATACTGAAAGATGTGGTCATACGGCTGCTACAGGTCAAACAGGTGCTGGTAAAACTTATACAATGCTTCAGTTAATGCGAAATGACATTGAAGCAGGTAATCCAGTATTTGCTATTGACTTTAAAAAAGGAACAGAATATCCATATTACTTAGCTAAATGGGCTAAGGAACATGGTAGACAATTTTATCATTTCACTGCTGGAAAACCGGGAACTTATAACAATCCATTTTGTGATAATCAAGCTTCTTATGACCCACTGGCAACTGGTACTGCAACATCAAAAGCTGACATGATGCTAAATTTAAGACAATGGGATGGAGCTTCCGAAGTCTACAAGAAAAGAACAAAAGATATTTTGGAATCAATTTTCTATCTATTGGAAAATGTGGATAGAGAAAAGACAAAACAATATATTAACTGGCACGAAGGTGGATTATCTCAATTTGTATCAGCTTTACAATTAAAGAATTTATACGCTTTGATTGAACAATTTAAGATTGAAGTTACTGATAAAGAGCATGCCGGTATAAAAGTATCAGGTGGGGATAAACGAAGATTAAGTGCTTTACTTGGATTGTACGAAGAATTAAACAGTCCTCAAGGTAAAGGATTGTTAGAACAAATCAATGGACTCGTTTCAAATTGTCGTACATTGATTATGTCAAGTTATGGTGATTGGTTAGCAAAAGGAGAAACTCCTTATCACATTAACTTGTTTGAGTTTGCAACTTCAGAAGAAGCACCTGTTGTGTTATTCTCATTTAACCCACAAGAAGAAAGTGACTTTGCTAAATATATGGGTTCAATTATCTTATCTGACTTAAGTAGAACTTCTGCTTATAAAAATGCTCAAGGAAACAAAGATTTAGTAGGAGTATACTTAGATGAGTTCCAAATTTTAGACCCAGCAACAGTTGCTGATTTGCTAGAGAAAGCTCGTTCTTCTAAAATGTATATTCTTTTATCTTTACAATCATTAGAACAAATTGTAAAATCTAGTTCAGCAAATGGTACTGCTGTTAGAGATAGTATTGTCGATACTATTCAAAACTTCATTATTCATAAAGGTTCGGGTCAAAATACTGCTGAAGAATTAGCAAAAATCATTGGCCAAGCAAATATGAAAAAATATGTAGAATCTGGGCAACGTAATTCTAGCCTGTTCCAATTGAACTGGAGAAACTCAAGAAATTCAAGAGTAAATACACAAGTAGAACCCGACTGGATTGTTTCGCCAAGTAAATTCCAAAATCTATCAGCACCAGTTAAAGAAAATAATTATACTTCAACTGCTTATTATATTACGAAAGCTTGTGCTGAAAAAGAATTTGCTTCTATGGAAAGAGCTGTTGCTAGAAAAGTTCAAATCATTGTTGATGAAGAATTATTACAACCAATACCAGAAGATTTTATTAGAAAATTCAATAACTCATTTAACGCTGACAAAAATGAACAAAAATACTTGAAGAATATTCAAACTTCGATAGAACAAATAGAACCATTGGAAGATTTAGACTTCACACCGGTTTATGACTTTGAAGATGTCAAAGAGGAAGATTTTACTGAACCTAATTCTTTAATGGACGGATTGGAAGAGTTAAATATTCAAGTAAGAACACCACACAAAGATTTAATAAAACAAAATAGAAAAGAATCATTAGAAACAAAAAAGAAAAAAGTTTCATTTGATGATTTTATATAAAAAGGCAGAAGTTCTGCCTTTTTTGATATATTAAAAGAAAAAATAAATAATACGAGGGGGTACTTCATGCCTTTACCAAAGAAAAGTACAAATAGAAATGCTTCATTACCAAGTTTAGATGAAGATTTTCAATCAGTACAAATCGAAACAGTAGCAGATGAAGAACCGTCATATACTAACTCGTTACCGGTTCAAGAAAGTATGGAAGATGACAGCCATCTTTATGCTACTCATGAAGAACCTATCTATGAAAATAGCAAAGAAGAAAAGAAAAAGAAAAAATTCATAGATAAAAAGAAAAAGAAAATAAAACCTTTCGGTAACAAAGTTTCTAAATATGATGAGCGAAAAGATGTTGCTGTAGCTAAGAAAGTTCAAAGAGGATTAGTCCTTGGTGGAATATTGATTATTATTGCTTTAGGAGTTAAAAACACTTTCTTCCCATCAAATTCTTATACTACTGATGAAATAGCACAAATTGCTAAAACAACTACAGGCCAAACTAATTTCCCTATTGATAAAGGTCAAGCTTTTGCTGAACAATTTATTACTTATTATGTGAATTTAGATAGTAATGATTCAGTATCTCGAAATATGTTATCTTATTTCTATACTGGAACAATGCCTGAAACAAACTCTGGAAACGGTCATGCAACTGCTAATCCAACAGTAGAAGCAAAGAATAATAAACAACGTATCATTGGAGTTCCAGTTACTTACGAAAAGAGAGCTTTAACAGATTTTTCAGCAAATTATAAAATTTCTGTTTTAGTTACTGACGAAAACGGACAAGCACAAGCTGCTAATCAAAATCCAACAAGTCATTGGTTGAGTTTTTCTGTAAATGTTTATTATGATGCTAAAACTGGAGCAATGAGTATTCATAAGGGTGACCCAGTAATCATGCCTACTTATCCAATCACAAATTCAGACGCAGCTAAAGAAGAAGGTAAGATTGGAACAGGTGATGAAGATACTAATATGAAACAAGCATTGAAATCTACTATCCAAGGTTATTGGAAAGCTTTTTCTACTTCATCTGTAACATCTCATGATGAAATTAACCAATATATCTCTGATAAAGAGGATAAAGATTTGTATTCAGGTTTCAATAAGACTATGAAATTAGCAACAGACGACCCAAATACAGACATCACATACAAAGTTTATACTTCAACAAATGCTGATGAATGGAAGGTTGATGTTACTGTCAAATGGGCAGATAATACTTCATCTGATTCTAAGAAAGCTGCTATTTATACTGGAAGATATATTATGACAATTAAGAAAATTGGAGAAGATAAGTATGTGGTAACAAGAGCTGCTCCTTACTTATACGTTTAATTTAATTGATTTTCGATATTAAAACCTGAACAATATAAAGTTTTATTGGAATATTGATATAACTTTAAAGAATGATAGAATTGGTCATTTCTAAGCAAGACTTTGCTTCAACCATAAGATAATATTCTATCTTTGGAGAGATACAATTCAACAATCTATATATAATACATGGAGGCTAATAAATTGTTTAATTATTTAATTTTAGCAGGTCTTGACACATTAAGAAGTACATTAGTACAACAATGGATTGGACCAGCTGCGCTTCTTGTAATTGCTGCATTGTCAATTAAATTCTTGATTGACAGAAACTTCCGTATGCTTGCGTCATTCGTAATTATTGGAGCTATTGTTGCTGTTTTAATTTACGGTACTGATTTGTTCTTCGGACAAAACGGAACATTCAAGAAAGCAGTTGAAGAAGGTGCTAAACAAGTACAAGTTATTTCACCTACCTACTTTTCCGATTGATAATATAGCTATTAAATTAAAATAGAAAATAGAAGTTATAAAACTTGATTCTAAATAAAGTAGGAAAGTGTAAGCAGGTTCGCTTTAGGAATTTAATATAAAAACCTGCGAAAGTAATACTAAATCTTAGTATTACTTTTTTTTGAAAAATATAGCGAGGTTAACGGTGTAGTGAGTAAAAAAAATAAAAAGAAAAAAGCTAAACAAACTGACAAAACAATAAAAGTTCCCCCTAAAGCCGTAATCGGCACTCATGGAAATATTATTGTATCTGATAGAGAAGTATGGGCTTATTATATATTAGCAGAGAAACCATATGATTTCTTATCAGATAATTCTAAGATTATCTTAGCAAATGCAACTCAATCAGCACTTTCAAGCTTGAGTATTAGTGCAAAAAGACCATTAGATTGTCATATTCAAATTTCTAACACTCCTTTCAACCCAGATTCATGGGAAGAACAAGTAAGAGTGGAATATGCAAAATGGACTGATTATAAATCACAGGCATTTGAAAACTTTATAAATGCCCAAAGAGAAGAGCTTTATATAGGGAATTATATGAAACGAGTTAGCTATTTCGGTGTTAAATTATTCAATAGAGGCTCGTTTGATGTAAATAATTTGAATATTTTAGAATATTCATTAAAAGACACATTAAAAGCTCTTAAAAAATCTATTGATAATGTATTAAACTTCGACCAAGAAGAAATTACTGAAGAAGAAGAAACAAGAGCCAATGCAATGGAAGAAGATTTATTTAGAGTTTTACATAATTCAAACTTGATGGCGATTCGTCCTAATAAAGAAGATATGCTTATCAACATTAAACGAAGATTCTATCCAGCAATGGCGACACCATATTTAGAAGCAGATTATGATAATAGAATTGGACCAGCAGACATTGTTATTGAAACAGGTGGTACTGTTGATGTTAAACCAAGATGGTTACATATTACTCAATTCCAAAATGGTGACATTAGAGAAGGCTATAGAGCAACTTTAACTTTCTCTAAATTCCCAATGGGTATTCAATATCCATTCAACTTCCAACCATTTATGTATAGAAAAGAAGTGCTTCCTTTCACAATGAATGCTAGGTTTACTTTAATTCCAGCAGAAAGTATGAAAAAAGAAGTAAACAAAAAGAAATTGGAAGCAGATGATGAAATTGAAAACTTAGCTGGAAGTGGTCAAGGTGTAAATGCTTCAGTTAAAAATACTTTTAGAGATTTACAAACAATTGAAACTGAACTTGAAAATAGTAAAGAACCTTGGATTGAGGGTTCATATAGAATTACTATTGAAGCTCCAACAGAAGAAATCCTAAAAGATGAGGCAACCAACTTAAAACAACTTTTCAATGAAGAAGATATAGTCTTAACTTGGACTTCAGGCGACCAATTACAAATGTTTAGAGAAGAGTTCCCTGGTGGACACTTAGAAATCAATTCATTTCAACAAACAACAAATTTGGCATTAGTTGGAGTTGCTGGAATTAACTTTGGAACAAAAGTTGGCGACCCAGTAAGACAACAAGCTCTTTATAGGAGATGAAAATAAATGGCTGATAAAAAGAAATCATCAAAAGGAGAAAATCCCGGTTCACTTCTTTGGGCAGTCCTTGTAATAGCTGCAGTGTTAGCAATATTTGTTTATTCAAGTGGGATTAACATGGGTAATCTATTCAACACTGTACGTTATCATGCAACAGATTTAGGGCCAAGATTAGTAGAATGTGTTACTTCCCCTAGTAATTGTAAACTTTCAAATAATTACAATGTTACTCCCAACGGATTTGAAAACCAAAACTCAAATTCGTCTACTTCAAATAGCAATTCAAGTCAAAGCGATACTAATTCAGATTCTAAACAAAATTCAGAATCAAATGACAGTAAATCAGCAAGCAATAATAATCAAAGCAATAATTCAAGTTCAGAAAGTGGAATCAATAATCTAGCTTCTGCTAAAATGAGTAAGAATGATGCTTTAAATGAATTAAATTCCATTCCAGTTGTAAATGCTTATAATAAAGCTAAATACAAACGTACAGAATGGAAACATTGGATTAGTTATGAAAATCCTTGCTGGTCTACTCGTGAAGAAGTATTAGATAGACAAGCAGAAAAAGGTAGTGTTACTTATTTAGATAAGAATGACAAAGAAACAAAAGATAAATCAAAAGCTTGTTCTATTAAATCAGGTACTTGGCATGACCCATATAGCAAAGAAGTTGTCAATGACCCAACTAAATTAGACATTGACCATACAGGTGCGCTTAGCTGGACAGCAAAAGCAGGTGGACAAGAATGGGATAAACAAAAGAAACAAGATTATGCTAATGATTTTGACCATTTAGTTGCTACAACTGCAAAAGAAAATAGAACAAAAGGAGATAAAGGGCCGTCTGAGTGGATGCCAGAATCATCTAAGTGTGAATATGCTAAAGTCTATACTCATATTGTTAAGAAATATAATTTAAATCTTAACAAAGCAGATAAAGACACTTTAGAAAAAGCACTTAATTCTTGCTCAAATTGATAGTCCAGTGTAATTTATGAAAGCTATAACAAGAGATGTAGATAACATTCTTTCAATTAAAGAGAAAGAGAAAATACTTGAAGAAATCCACCAGAAAGATTTAATTGATTTATTCAAGAAAGGCTTTAAACCTCAATACAAACGGGTTGAAAGTAAAAAAACAATACTAGACCAACAAATAAGTATTGCTATTGATACAGACGAAAAAAACATGATTGCTTTAGAATTAAATGAAATCAGAAAAGTAGCAAATAAAACTTCTTTGGCTTCTTTTATTCGTAGTCGTTCTTTAGCAACATTTGACATTGCTGAATGGTACCAACAAGCTTTAGAAGGTTTGGAAGAATTAAGTTCTGATAGTTGGAATCCAAAAACTTTACAAAACGAAAGAAAGCAATATATTAAATTACTAGATGATTTAGAAGATTCCGAAGATGATAGTAGAGATGAAGATATGCTTTTCTACAAGACTCGACTAGATGAAACTGAACAAAAAATAAACTCTTTAAAGAAACAAAATAGAAAAAGAGGATATAGAGTTTCAACTCGTGTTACTTATGAAGAAGCAAACACTATTAGATGGAGAGCTGCTAGATTAAGCATTACAGTTCCTGATTATATGAGATATGTTATTTTTGGTTATTTACCATTTACTGATGCAGATTATAATTTATCATTAGAAGCTCGTAAAAGATTTTATGTATCAATTATTGATGTTTACAAAAACGGTTGGGGTGAAATTCCCGAAGTTAATGAATGTCCTAATTGTGCTAGATATAAACACGAAATTGAGGTTTTACGAGATAAAGTAGCAAGATATGAATTGTTATTAAGAAGCAACAAGCTTTAACGATATATAATTTATTAAAACTAAACTAAAGAACATAGGAGCTATAATGATAAAACATTTTAAAGTTACATTGTTAACTTCTTTTGCTAGTATATTCTTTGTTCTTTCATTTTTGAGTATGTTTAATGTATCTTTTGCTGGATTTGAGAATGGTGTTGGTTTCTCTATGGAGCCTAATACTGTATCATTACCTGCAAAAGATATGATTAACTCTAATGTCGGGTCTAGGACTTATACAATTGATGAATTATTTTCAAGGTCAGCAGGTTTTGCTATCCCTTATGGTACATTAGAGGAAGATAATACTTGGATTCTCGGACATCCAGCTAATAAAATAGTTGAAGAAAAAAATAAAAATCTTTCAGAAGAAGCTAAGGAAAGACTCAAGAAACAAGGTGGAGGATTCTTTAGTGGTTCTATTAGATTGTGGGGTATACCATCATCTTTAGCTATTATGGGTTCAGATATTGCAACAAGTGTAGCTTTCCTTTGTGCTAATATAATTTCATGGTTAGTTAAAATGTTGTTTGACCCACCACTTGTAAAAGCTCTTGTAGAACTTATTGGTGGAACTGATGCTAAAGCTGGTTTAATCTCAAATCTAGGAAAAAATGTATTTTATCCATTATCAACACTTGCTTTCTTAACTGTTGCAGTGTATTTGATTTGGGAAGGTTTAATTAAGAGAAAATTTAGAGCAAGTTTCGGTGCATTAGGTTGGTCATTACTTGCATTTGCTTTAGGAGTATTTACTGTTGTTAACGGTCAATTAGTTGCCAAAGCTCCAACAGAAATCAATGCTACAATTGCAAATTGTGTATTGTCAGCTGCTTCAGGTAAATCATGTCTAAACTCAACAGGTACTAATCCTAAAGAAAGCACAAATAGCATGTGTGATGCAGATACTTCTCAATCCGTTTCGGCTGCAGAAGCTGCTTCAATCAATGCTGGTAGATTCTCCTGTATCGTAAACAAAGCTATTGTTTATGATAGATGGGCTGAACAACAATTCGGATATTCATTAGATGAATTATGGACTGTAAATCCGCCTGATGGTTATAAAGTTTGGCCACAAGATAAATTATCTGGTGCTCCAACTGATTATTGTGTGAATTTCTATACTGCTGATTCACCAAATCAAATGTCAAGTGCAACTAAATTTACTTCTAATTCAAAATGTAATATTGCATTAGCATTTATGGCTTCAAGAACTGACGCTGACTTTGGAGAAAAGATAGGTTTCCCTACTATAACAGGTACAGCTGCTATGGATAGTCAAATGTGGAATGCTTATTCAGGTAATGGTAGAACTTCTGTTCCTATCTTATTATTGATTGCTTCATTTATTATCGTAGCAACATTTGTCCCAGTTGTAGTATATGCACTTGTATATAACATAACTGCAACAATATTAACCGTATTTGCACCAATCTTCTTATTGATTGGTATTCACCCTGGTCGAGGTAGAAAAATCTTCCTTGGTTGGTTAGAGTCAATTATTTCAAATATTTTGAAATATATGGCAAGCTGTTTCTTGGTTATTGTTATGATTTTCATTTATGGAGCTGCTTTCTCTAAAATGAATCAAGCACAAGTGTTTGTTGCTTCAGTAATTCTAGGTGTTACTTTTGTATCTTATAGAAAAGAATTAGTAAACTTAATGGGTGCTGTTAATATGGGCGGTGCTAGAGTTTCTAATATTGCTGGAGAAAAACTTAGCAAAGCTGGCCAAAAAGCGAAATACATGGGTATGGCTGCAGCTGGTGGTGCAATTGGTGGTACTCTTGCAGGTATCAATGACGCTAGAGAATCTGGTAAACTTATGTCTAAAGATGATAAGATTGCTAAATACGGTAAGTACAAACGTTGGCTTAACCCTGGTAACTATGCTGATACTCTTAATAATGCAAGAAAAGCTATGTCAGAAGGCTCAAAAGGTGCAGTACAAGGTTTACGTGCTGGTACAAGTATGGAACTTAAACGTGGTCGTGGACTTGTTGCGAATGCAGCTAGACAAGCGGGTCAAGTTGGCAATGAATTAGCACAACAACGTAAAGAAGCTGCTAGAGAAATTCGTGAAAACGAAGCAAGAGAGCAAATGAATGAAAGCATGCGTAAAGGTTATGAACATATTGCTGAAGTACAAAGAAAAGACTTGCAAGAGCGAGAAGTAACAAACTCTAAACAAGCTGCTTCAGAAAACTTGAACATACCTAAACTTGCACAAGAATTGAATAGTGCTGGTTTGGTAAGAGCTGCTCAACAAATGACAGAGAAAAATGAAATGCTTAATAGTGCAGAATCTAAAGAAGATGTTATTAGAATTGAAGCAGATATTAAAGAACATAAACAAATTTCTACTGAGTTAATGACTGACATTAAGAAGAACGGTGGAGATGTGGTTTTAGGTACTGATAAATTTGCTGATAAGAAAGTAAGAGATTATGAAGACAGAGCACTAGCAGAAACACAAAGACTAATGGAAGTTTCAAAAGGTAAATCTTATGAAGCAGAAGTTAACCAACTAATCAATGAAAGATTAAATGAAATAACCTCTAAGGCAGAAAGCTTTACTGAAGATATGAGAATGATTGCTAGAGAAGATAAGGGTATAGATATTGAGAAAGTGACTGCTACAGTCAAAGACTTAGATAATCAATTCTCTAAAGATTATCAATCTATGCAACAAGAATTTGAATCTATTGTCAATGCTAATAAGGAAGTAACTAAACCTAAAGAAGTAAACAATTCCAAAGAGGATATTACTAAAGAAATCAACAAAGATGAATAAAAGAGAGCTTAAAAACTCTCTTTTATTTTTTTTGAAAAAATTTTTAAATTTTATGCTGGTTAAGTTTTTATTTTGGAATAATATAACTATAAAGAAATGCAAATTGCGCAGTCTAAAATAACTATATAGAGAGGTAAAGAAATTATGCAAGCATTCGTAACTTTTGAAGCAGGTTTGGTTCGTAAAGGTGAACTACGCCAAGTAAATACAGCAAACGGTAGCACAAGTGTTATCAATCTTACAGTAGCACGTAACTATCAAAAGAAAGATGGTAATGATTGGGTAGATGATGGTACATATTACATTAACTGTACTGCATGGGGTAAAATTGCTGAAGCAATTGCTAACTCAGACATTCCTACTGGCTTCCGTCTTATTATTTCAGGTGTTTTAACATCAAGCTTAAAACCAGAATATACTGCAAAAAGTGGAGAAGTTATTCCAGAACATTATGAAGAAGAAGTTAGAGTAGATTCAATTGGTGTTGCTCTTGCATTTAATCAAACTGTTGTAGCAAGTCGTACAAAATCTGAAAACGGTGGAACTACTTCTACAGCTTCAGCAAAACAAACTACTAAAGCAAGTACTGCAAAACAAACAACAACTACTACTCAATCAACTGATAATTCATCATTATTCGGTGATGATGATGATACTGGTGATGAAGATTTCGATTCACTATTCGGTGATTTGTAAAATCTTAAAAAGAAGCTTTAACCAAGCTTCTTTTTTTATACTTATTTTTAAACGATATATAAACTATCATTGAAAAAATAAGGAGATTATTGTATAATGAATTTAGACAATACAGATTATCAAAAAATGAAATCTAATCCCCCTAATCAAGAAGTTCCCGATACTGCTCCTCAATCAAAAGGAATGATTGATAAAGCAATGGAAACTAATGAAAAGATTAAAGAAACTAGAGAGAATATAAATAGATTTAGACAACTTACCCAAAACACAATGAATGCTATTAGAGCTACTGGGCAATTCATTGTTAAGATTGTAAGTTTTGTATTCTCACCACACGGCTTAATTGCAATTGGTGTGGTATTAGCATTATGGTTAGTTTTCATGGGCTTTGCTGTTACGGGTTCTCAAACATTTGGTTCTGATTGCTATTCTTATCGTTACAGAGATGGTGTAGCAGAAGCTAAAGAAGGTGAATCAGGTACCAAATGTGAGAAATTAGGTGATGGTTCTAAAGAGGGCCGTCTTGGTAACGGTGGTTCTGCTGGCGGAGGTGGAAGTACTGTACCTGCAGGTGGTAAAATCGAAGCTATAGAACAAGTTCTATCACAACCCATTGATATGGATGGTGCTTATGGAGCTCAATGTTGGGATTTCGCAAATTGGTATGCACAAAAATTAGGTGCTCCAGGTATTTCTGGTGCTTCAGGTAGAGCTGGTTATATCGGTCATGAATTTCCATGGGATAGTTGGGGCTTTGATGTAATTAAAGACCCAGATGCTAGCGATTTGAAACCAGGTGACATTATTTGTTGGTACCCAGGTGGTTCCGTTGGGGCGTTTACTCTTGACAATGAATACGGTCATGTTGGAGTTATTGCAGAAGTAAAAGAAAACGGTGTAATCGAAACTTACGAACAAAATGCCGAAAAAGGACAAATTGTTGCTCGTTATACAAGACAATTTGTTAAAGGTAGTGTAAGTAGTGTAATTAGAAAGAAAGGTGCTTAAAATGAATTATAAACTTAAGATTATTTTAGGTGTTGTTGTCGCAGTATTTGTTCTAGTTGGTTCTGGTATTTATTACCAAATTAAACAAGAAGAAGCAAAACAAACATTAAATGGAACTAAGACAGCAGACGCTAAAAAGAAAGACAAAACTATTGTAGAAGATGATTCACAAAATCAAGAAGTTTTATTTGTAAAGAAATTTGCTAAAACATATATTGAAAGAGAATTTGAAGTTAAATATATTAACGAGCAAAAAGAAGAATTAACTTCTATGATGACCGAATCAGCATTATCATCAAGTCAAATCTTGAATACATTAGATAATTATAAGACTGAAGCAGAACTATGGGAAAAATCTAAAACTATTAACACTATGACTTCAGTTGACCGTTCTAATCGTGATGTAGATAAAATCGAACTAAGAAAAGACGGTAATAAATATTATGCTACTATTACTTATCATACAACAAACCCAATCACTAAGATTACTTCTGGTGATGAAATGAAAGCAGAAAATCTTATTAAAGGTTTAGTAATCACTGTTGATGATAGTAAAGTATCAAATGTAGTGGAGCATGGCTAATATGGCAGATAAAGTGATTAAATTAAAAACAGATGATGAGTTAGTATTGGAGCAATCAAACGATAGTATTTTAGAAAAAGCTCTTGACTATGCAGTTGTTGAACAAAAAGACGAAAACATTCTGGCTTATTCCGTAAGTGGCTTATATACTAATGAAAAGAATGAAAAATATAACTCACCAAGAAAATTAAATCAAAATCCACCTCAATTAAATATAAAAGATTCAAACGGAAATGAAGTTACTTTTAATTTAACTAAAGAATATACAAATAATTTAATGAAAACTTTATCAGAAGTAAATCGTGCATATCATGGTTATAAATATGTTTCAGATAAAGATTTGAAAAAAGTAAGTTTCAAAGAAAGAATTAAAAATATTTTGGGCTACATGAAAAAACATCCTATAAAAAGTGTTATTGGATTACTGTTTATTCTTTTAGTTATCTTTGTTTTAGCAATTGGAACAAAAATTTAAAAAAGTTTAGTCAAAACCGTTGACAAAGAGCTTGAATTTGTTATAATAGACTCATAAATAAAAATATTACAGAAAGGCTCACGAAAGTGAGTAAGGTGAATCACCATGGCAAGTTCAGCAATTAAGGACTTTGAAAAAACAGAAAAAGGATTGAAAGTTACTTTCCAATCTGGCAAGTCATACTTGTACGAAGGAGTTCCCGCTAATGTCATTCTCGGCTTGGAACGAGCTGAGTCAAAAGGACGTTACTTCATGGCAGAAATCAAACCAAAATATACAGCAACAAAAATTGCTTAAAAATACGCTATATAATATAACATAGAGTATTACAACAATAAACAGCCTTGATAGGCTGTTTTTGTTTACAACAGTGAAAGAAGAGGTGCGAATGGCGTTAAAAAAAGAACGTGAATTTGAATTAGGACTAATTATTAAAGATTATAGAGAATCGAGTGAAGAAGAAAAGAAAGAGAAATTCCCTAAAGCTTATGAAGCATTTCTTGAATTGTTTGAACACAATCAAAACTTTGCCTATAATTGGGCTCATAGATTTGTGAAGAAAACAAATTCATTTCATTATAATATAGATGATGCTTGTCAAGATGCTTTATTAGCTCTAATGACTGCAATTTGGAGATATGACCCGACAAGAGGTGCTCGTGTTACAACATTTTCAAATTTCTATATTTTTAAAGCATTAACCCATGAGGGCAATTTACAGCGTCATATTCAAATCAACGATGGCGTAGCAGGTAAATACTTGAAGATGAAAGAAGTAATTGATGAATATAACAAGTTGGAAAATCCTACTATGACTCAAAGAGAATATGTGCTAGAGAAAACTGGATTTAAATTAGATATGGTTATTGATTTAGAAAATCTATCACTTGTACCGAGTTCATTACAGCATGAGATAAAAGATGGCGATGGTGGACATAAAGTAAGATTGCAAGATACAATTGAAGATGAAAAAAATTCCGGTGCGAGATATTCTTCGGGCTTTACCGTAGAAACAGAAGGCTTGCTATCTATGTTACCTTATGAAGAACAACTTTTCATACGTTATCAATACGGTGATAATTCTCTAACTCAACCATTTGAAGAGTTTTTAGAGGAAAGAAATTTGACACAAAGGAAATTCACTAGACAAGCTAATCTTATTGTTAAGAAATTAAGAGATTTAGTTCAGAAAGAGGAGTTAGTATAATGCAACCAAAACAATTACATTTATTTTTGAAAATTACTGACTTAAAAGATAAAGCCAAATTCATTGACTATATGAAAAATAAATGTGCTTTGAACTCAGAACAAATTGCTGAGGAAAAAGAAGATGCTTTATTATTTCTTATTAAGCCAGATTATATTATGACTTCTAATGATGCTTTAAAATATGTTTCAGAATTAGATAAAATCTTTACTGAATTTTCTTATTTATATCCAAGAATTGAAGTGGTAGGAGAGGGAAATGAAAAAAGATAAAAATGAATTAAAAGCTGAATGGAAAAAAAGACCTTTAAAATTCAGAATTGAAGCAGTTATCCATGATGGTCAATGGTACACATTTGACAAATGGAAACGTGTAGCATTAGTAAAAGATGAAAATGATTTACTTGATTGGATTTATGAAAATCAAGACATTTTAATCAAGAAAGATGAATCATACCGTGTACCGTATGACGAAGTAATCAAATGGTATAAAGAACATGATTTACCATTAGACGAACCACTTATTCCGAATAACTTTGCTCCACGATTATGGAGTGAACAAACAGAAGCGGAAGCATATTTAAATGCTCCAAGAAGATTGATTTCAGCTTTGCTTATTGAGGGTGAAGATAGCCAATTAGAAAAGAAATGTATTAGTATTTTAAATAAATACGCTAGAATTGTTTATCACAATAACAAACTATATGCTTATGGATTAAATGCTAATTATTTCAAAGATTTATTAAAACGCCAACTTAGTGCTTCTGAATATGATAGATTGAAATTAAGATTAAGAAGCAGCTTCTATCGTAGGGATTTGCTAGATTTAACAGATGAATTTGTAGCAGAAACGTTGCTGTTCTATTATTCATTTTCTGTCTTAACATTGAAGCCACATGATAAAACAATCAATATTTATCTTCCTGAGCATGATGAAAAGAGAGCTCAAATTTATGAATGGATTCTTACAGCTATGCAGAAGTTTGATGAAACTCAACCTATTCCATTCTCTGGTTATTTATCAAACGTACTTAGATTGTGGCCATATGACTTGCCCGATAATGAATTAGGTAAGCCTTTATCTAAATTCCAACGTATTAGAGCAAAAGCAGAAGAGGAACTAAGTGTAGATAAAGAAACTAATGAGAAAAGAATTGTACCAATTAGTGAAATCCAACAATATTTAAGTAATACTTACACTGAGGAACAATTTCGATTGTTAGAAGAACAACATCAACGTTGGTTGAGTACTAGAAATACTGATACTTTAGTATGGCAAGATACAAATGAAGATAAAGCTGGTATAAATGTTTTTAAAGATACCAACTTTGAAGATACCAAAAGAGCTCACAATATTACAAGAGCAATCTTACGTTCTTCAATCAAAGCAGAATGTCCTCAAGTGGCAATTAACTTAATTGAAGATTTAGGAAGTTTAGACTTTGATTTACAAAAAATGAAAGATTTACCGGTATTATTCAAAACTACATTAGTTGAGGAATTGCTTAACAATGAAGAACCAGAAGAAGATGAATAAAGAAGATTTTTTAAAAGAGTTCAAAAGAGAAAAGCTTGAACAATCAGAAAATCCAAAGAAACAAAAAACAAAAATTAACTTTACTAATCCATTCAAAAAAAGTAAAGATAAAAAAACTAATAAAAAGAAAAGAACTTGGGTAAAAGTTTTAACCAATCTATTTCTATTAGCAATCATGTTGCTATGTAGTTTTGCGATATTTGCTGTCAATGGATTCAATATGGTTGCTGATAAAGAATATTTAGCTAGAGTTGAAGAATTACAAAAATTGTCAGAGAAATCAAATGGATTAACTAATCTTACTTCTGATTATATATTTATACAATTCTTTTCAAAGAACTCTAATACAATTATGCTTTTCTCTGTAATTCTCTTAATTGTGGTAACTCTATTGGTATTCATTTTAAATATAACTGTATTCAAAAGAAAGAGGTATAAAAAATGACTTTAATTTCCATACTAGTCTATACATTAGTTATTTTACTAGCAAGTGTTACGACTTCCATTTTAATTAAGTCAAAAATAAAAGGAAAGAAAGCTATTTTATCATACATTCTTGTTGGTTTAATTACTCTATTCTCATTATATTTGACTGTATTTAACTTTATGTTAAATAAACCTACTGAAAATAAAACAAATTCAGCTAATACAAAAGTAGAAAATGTTTTACCTAATAGAACAGATGAAACAAAAGAGAACTTCTCAAAAGAAGGTGCTCTAGAAGCGGCCACTAATATGTTGAAATCTTTCTATGCTGACCCCTCTAACAAATTATCTATTGATGATAGAATTAAAGGTATAGATAAAGACAAGAAGCTCGATGGTTACGTTTCAGATTCAGCAAAATCCTATTTGTATTTAAAGGATTTTATGGATAAAGAAGAAGGCTATACAACTTCAGCAATGGCTATCTTAGCAATCATTAAAAACTTAACTGAAATTGGAAATGAAAATCTTAATCCAGTAAGTAATGATACTCAGTATGTTTATTTAGATGAAACAACTAGAATTGCTCAAGTACCAATTGATTATTATACAGGTGTTGGTGGAGCTGTATCTATGGAATTGGTTTATGTTGATGGGCAATGGAAATTATCTCCATACTCTTTATTACAATCAATTCAATTAGCAAATGCTAAAGCAACTCAAAATTCACAATAAAATAAAAAATGAAAACAAGCCCAAAAGGCTTGTTTTTGTTTACACTCAGACTGACTTTGATATGTGTTATATCGTCATATAGTGAACGCTAAAACAGTTAAAACTGATTTTCGATAAATGTATCGACTCTTCAGTAAAACAGCTTAGAGTCGCTTAAAATTAAACTTGCTAAAAAGGAATAATATAACTAACTATTAAAAATAAGGAGCAATACTCTTTTGATACTCAAGAAAGTTATTATTGAAAATATTAGGTCTCATAAATATTTAGAATTTGAACCAGCGTCAATTGGTGTTACTGCCATCTCTGGAGAAAACGGAGCTGGAAAATCAACTATTGTAGATGCTTTCTCATGGTCATTATTCGGAACGAGATTACATGGATTAAGAAATAAAAACTACATTAGAGAAGGTGTAGATGCAAAAGAAGAAACAGTACAAGTAACTTCTTATATTAGAGTTGGTAATACTGACTTTATGATTAGAAGAAAGATTACTTCAAATGAGGGTGCTTGTGAATGTAAAGTATTCTCATATAATGAAGAACTTGGAGATTGGGAATTTGAATCAGGCCCAGCTGTAACTCATGCTGAATCGTTTATTCGCTCTGTTTTAAACATTGATGAAAAAGGGTTCTTATCTTCTGTATTTATTCAACAAAAACAAGTAGACCAAATTGTATCTGCTTCTCCAACTGAACGAGGACAAGTTATTGAAAAACTAATCGGGGTTTCTGCAATTACAGAAAGCACAAAATTAGCTAGAGAAGAATCAAGAGCTTTACAAAGAGCTGCAGATATTATCCAACCAGGGTCTTTAGAAGATGAAAAAGCAAAGGTGGAAGAGTTTAAAATAGCAGTTAAAGATGCAAAAGATAAACTTGAAGAAGTAAAAACAGCTTCTAAAACTCTTGAACAAGAACTTGTTGTTTTAAGAGCAACAGAAGAAGCAGAAACAGAATTACAAAATCACTTAGATAGTTTAAATACAAGTTTAGAAAATGTTAAAACAGATGATAATTACTTAAAAGATAATTTAAAAAATTATACAAAAATTCTAAAAGATAATTCTGAAATTTCTATTGATTACAAAATGAAAGAAATCATAGAAGAAGAATTAAGCGAATCTTTAGAAAAAGAAAAAACCATACAAACAGAGCTTAATAATATTAACATTCAAATTACAAGATTTACTGAATTATTTGAAGAAACTTTAAATTACGAAGAAACTAAAGAAGATTATATTGAAGTATCGAATTATTACAATGATATGTTAGGTAAAAAATCTGAATTAGATGAAGCTTTAATGGGATTAAAAGTAAAAGTTAAATCTGTTAAAAAACATTTAGAATTACTTAAGAGTGGAGCAGCTGAATGTCCAGTATGTGGCCACCCAATTTTAAATCCTAAAGAAGAGCTGAAAAAACATACTGAGGAACAAGAACAAAATAAAACAGAGTTTAAGAAACTTAAAGAAGAATTAGAAACCTTAGAAAAAGACATTACTGAAACAGCTCAAGAAAAGTCTTATTATGAAAGTCAATTACAAAAAGCAACTGAACAAGTTAATTCTGAAAAAGACTTCAAAAAAGCCAAAAGAGATAAAAAGACTAAAGAAGCAGAATTAAAATCTATTCAATTAGTAATTGCTAAGAATAGAGAACAATTAGCAGAAATCAATGCTAGCGAGAAACATAAAGACTTAATTGAAACTGCAAGACAACAAGTTACATTAAGCGAACAAAGATTAAAAGATAATAAGAAAGAGAGAACTCGCTTAGAAAAAGAAATCTCAGCTCTTAATGTTTTACCCAAATCAACTTATAGAGTACTTCTTAAAAATCTAAAAGATAAAGAAGAATTATTAGTTAAAACGAATATTCAAAAAGCATCACTTGAAGGTGAATTAAAACTTATTGTAGAAAAAGCTAGACAAGCCGTTTCTGATTATAAGAGATGTAAAGAAGCAAGTGAAAACTATGAAAAACTTCATAATCAAATAACAATTATGAACCTTACTAATCAAAGTTTGATTAAATTCAAAGAGCAACGTATTAAAAATTCAATACCAGAATTAACGGACATTGCTTCAGAAATTCTTGCAAGATTTACTGATAATAAATTTACTCAATTGATTCTTACAGATAAATTTGAAACATTCGTAATAACAGAAAATAATGTTAAAAGACCAGTATCACAATTGTCTGGTGGTGAATTATCAGCAGCCGCAATCGCTTTAAGATTAGCAATAGCTTTATTCTTAAATAATGGTCAACAACACTTACTTATCTTAGATGAAGTTCTAACTGCAATGAGTAGCGACCGCTCTCAATTGATTTTAGAAACTATCACTTCATTAACAAATGCACAAATTATTTTAATTGCTCATAATGATGGTATTAACTCATTTGCTGACAAAGTAGTACATTTGTAAAAATTGCGATATAAAAGGAGTAAATAATGAAAGGTTTATTTAAAACTGAGGGAACAACCACTAAAAAAAGACATCGTAACAATGTAAGAATTTCTTTTGACAATGCTGATAAAGCAAAAATGTTACACATATTTAAAGAAGTATCAGAATATTATCTTACTAGAGCTCATACAACTATTGACAGCGATATTGAGCAAGAGATTTTTCAAAATTCAATAGATGCTTTCAATTTTTACTTATCAGAAATTACTACAAATCCTAAACCATCTGTACAAGATGATAAAGTTTTTGAAGTGATTCTAAAAAATGAAGGTAAAAATAAAGTCAAGATTAAATATAATGCACTTCATGCTAAAGAAACATTTGATAACAATGCTGATTTAGCAAGTAATATTAAGAACATTTTATTTGAAGATTATGCCACTTCTGTAAAATATTCTACTATTGGATATATTCAAATAAATACTAGAAACAATTAAAGGAGAAACAATGGTTTTAGAAATTAAACAAGTAAAAAAAGACCAAGCTAAAAAGAAACCTGAAATCATTAAAGAAATCTCAGAAGTTACAGGTTATACACAAGTTGAGGTCAAAGATATTTTAAGAGCTTTTGTTGCTATTCAACAAAGAGAGTTAATTCTAACTGGAGCATGGAACTTCCCTGGTATGCCTTATGTTGAAAGACACGTTAAGAAAAGCATGAAAAGAAAGTTGCCAGAATCTGACACAATTGTAGAATATCCAGTCACATGCTACTTAAAAGCGGGTATTCCACCACTAATTAGAAATCTTCATAAGAGCGCTTTTAGAGAAATCAACAATCAATTAAATGGTGTTACTAAAGAAGATTGGTACAAAAATAGAATTGTAGAAGAATAGTAAAGAGCAGCCTTAGTGCTGCTTTTCTTTTTGATATAATTATTATTATAACAGTTATAAAGGAGAGTAATTAAATGAAGAGCAAAATAGCTCAATTTAACAAGTATTTACTTGTATTCTTTTCTCTTTTATGCTTCTTGGGCTCAATTTCATCTATCACCCAAGTTAATTTTGCTGATTCATCAAAAGATAAACAAAAAATTATAGATGAAGCAAATAGCTTTGATGGTGGAAATGAAGATGGCTTTTTTGCTAAAACTAATGGATTAAAAGGAAAATTCACTAGAGAAGAAACCATGAGTAATTTGTATAAGTATATGTTTATGAAAGGTAATTATATACAAGAAGTTACAAATGGAGTATTAGGAAGCAAAGACGAAGGAGTGGACCATAGTGTAGTTAAGAAAAGGGGCGACACAAAGACAGTTTGTTATTTTGATAAACAGCCACAAAATGCTTTAAACCACAATTGTGATATACCCACTTTTGCTTCTCAATTAGGGCAAGTTACTTATGCTTTAATGAACTCTCAAGGTGTATTGGGTGCAGAAGTTACTTCCGCTAAATCTGAATTAGGTGTGCCTGCAGGTTTACCAGGTGGCTCTGTACCAGTATTTGCAAATGAAAGAATATATAAATATACGGGCTTAGAACTATTCGGATATAACTTACATTATACTACTTATGTAGGTGAATGGGATAATGTTGTACCACAAACACAAGCTAGATTGATGTCAAACTTTGGTTTCTGGTCTAAAGCAAGATTAGGTGCTACTTCTGTATTTAATGGAGTAAGAGGTGCTATCAATGCAGCTGTTACTAAATTTGATTGGAACCCAATTAAATATATTGGTAATATTATTGATGGTGGTGCAAGTAGTGTCTTATGGACTATTGTTGACACTTCTGACTTAAACATTGTTGCTACTCACGCATGGAGCAGACCAGATTACAGTGCAACGGTGTACAATGCTTATTACATGAGCAGTAAAGAAGTTCATCAAAAAGGACAAGCTTGGCTCCTGTCAAAATTTGAGGAAGAATTTGCTAAATTATCTTCACCAAATCCAGCAGTACAACAAATGCTTGATTTAAGTATTCGCTCATATAAATTCCCTAAATTCCAATACAAACGAAATGTAGAGAGCGAAGCAAGTAAAGCTGCTCGTAAAGAAGCTGAAAAGGCAAAAACAACAGTTCCCGATAGAGTTTATGAAACAGGTGCAGACCAATTTAAACAATGGAAAGATACTAATTCAGCATTTTTAGAATCTGCAAAAAGTGTTGGTATTGATTGTTCTGATAGAGAGCTTTATAGTGATTTTATTACTTGTTATGACGAAGCTTGGAATAAATATGCTAGTAAAGTTGTACAAGAAAATAAAGATGATGTAAATAAAGCTTTCACTGCTATTGCAGAAAACTATCTTAAAAAAGACCCACACTTTGATCCATCTCGTTCAATCTCACATTATGTTTGTGCTGATGAAAATGGTGACCCAGTTGGACAAAGTATGGCTGAATGGAAATACGCTTTTACTGATGAAAATTCAGAAGATGCAGAGCATTTAGGTGATTGTGGAAAACTTCGTCCATCTATTAAGGGCGCTTTATATGGAAATGGTGAGGGTGATTATTCTGACACAAGATATAAACACTTTATCACAAAAGGTCAAGTTGCAAAATCTAATGGTACAATTAGTGTTTTTGGTGGATTCTTTAATTTCATTGCAGTAACAGCCGCTAAAATCACAAATTCTATGTTAACTCTATCATTCTCAAATATTCTAAAAGAATTAGGAATTAGTAGTATGATTGCTAAAACAGTTGAAATTTTTAGAGATAGTATTTTCTATCCTTTATCAACAATTGGTATAGCAATAAGTGCTTTTTGGATTCTTGTTTCATGTTTTAGAATGGGATTTGGTAGACAAGCATTTTCTTTATTATTACTTCTTGTGATTACATTCGGTGTTGGGGTTGCTCTATTAGCCAAACCAGAGCAAACAACTCAATTAGTAGAAGAATTGCCAAGTAAGATTGATAATTTCTTAATCAATGTTATTACAGTTAAAGAAGATGATAAAGCTACTCAATTATGTAGTGCAACTGGTGGAGACCATACTGGTGTAAGAAAAATGCAATGTCAAGTATGGAAGATGAGTATATTTGACCCTTGGGTTTACGGACAATGGGGAACTTCTTATACTAACTTAGAATCATCTAAATTTAGTAATACAAATCAAAGTTTAGTTGGTGATGCACCTGTTAATATGGGCGGCGGAAGCATCATTAACAACTGGGCATTGTATCAATTAGATGTAACTAAATCTGGTACTATTACAAATACAAATCCTAAAGAAACTGACAACACTATCAATAGAAATATTTATCGTATTGTAGATTTACAAGCAGGACCAAATAATGGTAAGGAATCTGATTCAACTTATTTAACAACATGGTCAGGTGCTGGATTAAATAGAGATAGTTATCAATTTAGAGGTGCTATTGTTTCTATCTGTCTTACTTTCTTATTGGGTGGATTAGCAATAGCAAAAATTGAATATACTTTATTGATTGCTATTCAAGTATTCATCTTACCAATTCAATTAGCATTAAGTTTATTCCCTGGTGGAAATGTAAGATTTAAAAATTATATTGAAAACCTATTAAACTTATTCTTTAAACGTTTCTTAATAGTTCTTGTTATGTCATTAGCTTTACTAATGTTAACAGCTATTGATTCAGGTTTAGATAACTATAACACTGTTTTCTTTGGAGTAGTTATTGTAGCTGTTGCTATTAAGATGTATTGGAAAGAAATAGTAAATCTATTTAGTATGACAACTAATAATGCTGGTTCATTTATGAGTGGTGGAATTAGAGAACAACTTAAAATGAGTAATATGCCTAAATTCTTACAACGTAGATTACCAAGATACACAACTGGAGTTAAAGATAGTATTGCAGGTGGTGTTGGTGGTGCTATTGCTGGAATTGGAGCTAAAATTGCTGACGAATCTAAAGGAATTTCAAAAGGAAGTCTGTTATCTTATGTAACAGAAGGTACTAAGAAAGGTTCTGGTTATGCAAATCGTAGATTTAATATGATGAATGAAAATCGTCAAAGAAAAATGGGCTATAGTGCTTATGACACATTAGGTCAAATTAGAGAATCTGTTGCTCAAAAACAACGTGATTCATTCAACAGTGAAACTTCTACAATTGCAAATAACTGGAAGAACATGGAAGCTGTTTTAAGAAATGAAATTGTTGAACATGAAGCTAAGAAAACTCATGAAGATTTCTTAATCAATAAGAAAACTAAACAATTAGAAAAACTTAAAGTTAAAGCAACTTTAACTCCTAATGAAGAAGCAGAAATTATTCATTTAGAAAAAGAATTAGAACAACATTATGCTAATAAAGAAGATTTATTCTTTAGAGATACTAATATTGAAGCTGCAACTGAATTACTAGAAAGAGCTAAAGCAAGTAATTATAAATTTGACAATAACAAAGTTAATGGTAATTTCTTAGCTATGCAACCTGGTCAAAGAGAAATTAGAATTGATGAAAAAGGTCATAGACACTCTGAAATTCTAACAACTGAAGAAGCAGTAGAAAGATTCATTGATACAGCTCCTGTCAATATGAGAATGATTAAAGCTGATGATGAAAAAGCTCTTCAACAATCTTTAATTAAAGAAGCTAAAGATAAAGCTACTGAAGCAGTCAATAATGTTAAAGATAAATTCTCTACTAATATAGATGAATTTAAAGACAAGACTGGACTAAACTTCAATGATGAAATTATTTATGAAGAAGCATTTTGGACTAAACCTTATACTGAAGCAGAAGATGGAAGTAGGACTTATGGACAAAGTGAAGCTGAGAAATATATTTCAGAATTTGATGAAACAGCACCAGAATTGGCAACAGCATTTAGACAATTAGCTATATTAGCAAAACAATCATCAAATGGCATAATCAAAGAAAAGAAAAAAGATAAAAGTATTTACAAAAAATCAAAACGACAAACTCTAAAAGATAGATTTAAAAAATCAAAAGAAAAGAAAGAAATTTCACAAATGAAAGATTTAATAAAAGAATCTGTCTTAAATGACTCAAACTTAAATGATTCAGAAACAAAACCTTTAAATAAGAGAGGAAGCACAACTAAAAAGGATTCAGATTTTGACGATATGAGCAATAAAGAATTTGAAAATCCTTTTGAAGATTAAATAAGAGCAAGGAGAAGTCTTAAATGCAAAAAATAAAATACATTCTATTGACAGCATTGAGCACTCTTATGCTCTTTGCTTCAACTCAAAACGTAGTTCAAAACTCTAGTGCAGACTTTAATCCAGTTTCTTGGATTGTCTGCCGTTTTGACTCTACAAAAATGCTATATAAAGCTGCAACTACTGATTGGATTCCATATATGGTTAGGTCAAAAACATCATTAGCAAGTACTAGAACAAATGGTGAAGATTCTAACAATATTATAATGAGTATGGCTGGATTCAAATTCGGCGGAAAACAAACAAATTCACCTAATATATTCCAAAAAGTAGGATTATCAGGTATTGAATACAGTTCTTACTTGGGAGAATGGAAATACTATGACATTGACCCATGTGAAGAAAATTCTAAATCAAAAGCTTCTGACTATGGAGAATATTATAAAGATAGAAAAGACCCACAATCAACTTATGGAGAAGTTAATACTTCAAGAGACCCTAGAACAAAACAATTTGCTCAAGGATTCTTTAGTGCATGGTGGTCTGCTATTAAACTATCTGTTAATAATTTCTTCTTAGGAATTTCTAAATTTATCTCGGCTATCACTATTACACTGTTCGGATTAGCATTTACTGATGTAAGTGATTTATTAGGATTAACTCAAGATTTTCAAGAGGGTATGTTCCAAAAATTATACTCTAATTTATTCATGCCACTTGTAACCCTTGTATTCCTATTAACAGCTATGTATATTCTATACTATGGAATTATTAAGAGAGAATATAGAACTTCATTGATAGGTGGGTTAGTAAAACCATTGCTTGCATTTTCTACTGCTATTGTCTTTGCTGCTAATATTACTTGGATTACTATTCCAAATAAATTAGCAACATTAGGAACGAGTTTAGTAACTTCTGCATTAGTAAGTAATGTTAAATCATCTACTAGTGATTTATGTGATACTTCAACTGGAGCAGAATTAGACATTACATCAAGCAAATTCTTAGATGAAGCAAATGAGAGAATGAAGAATATAATTGCTTGTAATATGTATGTAGAGTTTGTCTTTAAACCTTGGGCGAGAGGACAATTCGGTACAGATTATGACCAATTAGATGCTATTCAATTACAAAATATTAACAAGAGTTGGGTAGGAGAACCTAATGTTGTATTAGGTGACAAAAAGATTGCTAACTGGGCTCTATTCCAAGTTGATTTACAATCTGGTTATCATGCTCCAATTGACGAAATTGATTCACCTCTTGTGGGAGGAGTTGACAAAGACTGGTATCGAATTGTAGATGCTCTTTCTAACTATGATGAAATTGTTAAATCATTTGGTTCATCAAGTTCAGGTGGAAGTGGGGGTCCAGATGGTGATTTAGGTGGAAGTTCGGGTGGAATTGATGTTAAAACAAATCCCGACCACTGGTCAACTGGTGACCCATACACACACGATTTATTTACAAAACGTGACGGTATTACAGAAGAACAAATTGACGGATATTTAGCAAAAAGTGGTATTCCATTTGATAAAAGCCGTGTAAATGGTAAGAACTTCCTTGCTTGGCAAAAAGCGTCTGGTGTTGACGTAAGAGCTCTTATTGCGATTGCATTATGGGAAAGTAGTTATGGTACTGCTGGAGTTGCTATAAGTGGTAATATGTGGAACTATGCAGCCTTTGACTCAGACCCAGGCGCTTCATTGGCATTTAATGATAGTATAGCTATTGTTAAAATGGCAAATGAAACTCTTATCAATAACAAAAACAGAAATTTCAAACGCCAAGATGATAAAGCTTTAGCTAATGCAAATGGAACTCTTAGACCTGAAGATGGTGGAGTATACTTTACTGACACATCAGGTCATGGTAAGAAAAGAGCAGAAACTATGGCTGAAATTGACGCTTATATTGATGCACACGGTGGAGCAGCTGATAAAGCTACAAACACTGAACCGGGTACTGGACAAATTGCAGATTCAGATATAGCAGGTTCATTAAGTGGTGGAAGTTCAAGTGGTAGTGGTAAGATTTATGAACAAATCAACTCTAAACCATTAGATGAATGGAGTTATTGGACTGGCAATAAGAGTGGTGAAAGATTTAACCAAACATTTATTTCAATGTTCTTAACAATTGTGGGAAGTATTCTTCCTTTACTATTCGCTCTATTATGTACTATTTATGGATTAGGAATTACAATCCTTACTATTGTTGCACCTATATTCTTGCTCCTTGGTTGTTGGGGTGGTAAAGGTCAATCAATACTTAGACAGTATTTTGGAACTGTTTTATCAACAATGCTCAAGAAAGTAATAGCAAGCTTCTTACTTGTGATTAGTGTTATCATTAACACAAATCTTATAGCTATGATTAACTCAGTTGGATTGATACAATCACTTGTCTTTACAATGATTATTTCATATGTACTATTCAAAAACAGAGCTACTATCATTGATAGATTTAGTCAAACAAGTTTAGGACAAATGAATTTATCTGGTTTCAGCAAGGGTGTTAATGTATTTAAATCTGCTGGTAAATTGGCTTTAGGACTTGGTGCTTCTGCAGCTGCAGGTGGTATTGAAGCTAAGAAGATTGGTGGACAATTCTCTAGTGGTATGTCGTCTGGTGTTTCTACTTTCATCAAAAACAAAGCATATACTACTCAATTCGGTCGTAACACTATGCAAGGTTATGCTGGAATTTCAGAAAAACATACTAAGCATATTTGCGTAAATTGCGGTAGAGAAATTGGATTTGGTGACATTGGTTATCGAGATGATGTGGGTAATTATTACTGTTCTGAATGTGCTTCAGTAGAGGGTTACGAAAAATTCTCTGAAATCATTATTGAAGAAGAAAATAACTCAAATCGTAATTATCAAGAAGAAGTTACAATTGTTAGAACAGAAATTACAAAAGACGGCCAAAAGATGGACTTTGCAGAGCAATTCCACCAACCAACATACAAAGACATGAGAACTGTTATGAAAGTTACAACTAATGACTGGGATAGAGAAGAAACTGAACGTGTAATTAAAAATTCTCTTGCAGCTTATAAAGCTCAATTATTCCAAGATACAAATTCACCATCAAACTATATGTTGAGTACTAAGAGAGGTGAAAAACCAAAACAAGTAATTTTCAAAGATATTCCATTACCTGACCCAATTAGAGCTAAGATTTTAGGTTCAAACGCCTCACAATTGATAGCTCAAGGGCGTAATAGAGAGTTCTATGACTTAGTAGAAAATGCTTGGAAAGATTGGTATGTTGACACTAATAATTCAAGAATTAAGACAAACAAAATCAAGAAAGAAGATTTAACAATGTTTGATTATGATAATATTGACATATCTGGTGTTAAATTCAACTTTGATAAAGGAGATACTTCTGATGAACTTGATTTAGAACAGTAAAAAGAAAGCAAATTTTGCTTTCTTTTTTGCTTTTTAAGTGGAAATTTTGGAATAATATAACTATAAAACAAAATCATGAGTGATTTTAGAAAATATTATTTTAGGAAGGTAAAAATGGCAGCTAAAAAAGAAACTAAAACAAATAACATTGTAGAAACTGAAGCAGTTACACAACCACTAAACAATACAAAAAAAGAAGCTTTCTTGAAAGCACTTGCTGATGTTTCCTCAATGAAAAATGTTGGCCAAATCGCTTTACTAACTGACATGAGAGAAGAAAATGTTGCTAAAACTTCATCAGGTAGTATTGTATTGGATAGCATCTTAGGTGGTGGTATCCCTAAAGGTCGTATCATTGAAATTTATGGGCCAGAGGGTTCTGGTAAAACTTCTATCGCTCTTACAGCTTTAGGAAATGTACAAAAAGAAGGTGGTACTGGAGTATTCCTTGATGTTGAACAAGCTTTTGACCCTAATTATGCTAAAGCATTGGGTGTTAAGATTGATGAACTAGGATTCTCACAACCATCTGTTGCTGAAGAAGTTTTAACAATGATTCTTAAATTGATTGAAACTGGAACAGTTGACATTATCGTATTAGACTCTGTTGCAGCTATGACTCCAAAAGCAGAATTGGAAGCAGATTTAGAAAAAGCTTCTATGGCAACCCTTGCTCGTGTTATGAGTAAAGCAATGAAACGTATTGCTCAAAAAGCTAATGAATTTAACTGTACAGTAATCTTCATTAACCAAATTCGTGATAATGTTGGAGATATGTGGGGGCCTAAAACTTCAACACCTGGTGGTAAAGCTCTTAAATTTACGGCTTCTCAACGTATCGAAGTTAAGAAAGTTCGTTTAGTTACAGAGGGCGATAACACAATTGGTACTGAAGTTAGACTAAAATGTATCAAGAATAAAGTTGCAGCTCCTTATGGAGAAGGCTTGACAGTTCTTACTTTCGCAAAAGGTATTAACCGTGCAGCTGAATGTATGGTTGTCGGAGAAGATTTAGGAGTACTAATCAAAAACGGCCGTACTTATACATTTGAAACTCTTGATAATATTGATGTTTCAGGTTATAACTCTACAGTAGAACAAGAGGGTGACCCAGAAAATGGTGTACCAACAATCATTAAAATTGCTACTTCAAAAGCTGGATTATTAGAAGAATTAGAACAAAACGAAAAACTTCTTTCAGCAATCAATAAACAAATTGAAGAAGTAATTAAATCAAATATTATTAACGGAAAGAATGCTGAATAATGAAAAAATTTAAAATGATTAAAGTTGCTATGGCAGCTGCAGTGGCATTATTATTTGCTACTGCCTGCACTAACAACACAAAAACAGAAAATAATACAAATTCAAACACTGAACAAACAGCCAAAGAAAATCAATACACTGCTAATGCTTCATTCTATTTAGGAAAAGATGGTAAAGCAATTCAAGAAAAAGACATTGATAAAAATGCTGTTGTTGTAAATTGGTATGTTGACCCATATTGTCCAGCTTGTGTACAATTAGAAGAATTAACTAAAGACACAATCAAAGAATACATTAACAACAAGAATGTAGTTATTAAATATAATATTTTAAGTTTCTTGTCTGCAAGAACAGTTGATGATTATTCAAATAGAGCAGCTAGTTGGATTTTAGGAGTAATCAACGAAAGACCAGATTTAGCTTATGATTATTTCACTAGTGTATTATCAGTAAAATTCCACCCAAATGGAAAAGCAAAGGAAGATAGTGCTTTCAAGGATTTATTTATTAAATTAGGTGGAAAAGAAGAAGAGTGGAAAGTAATTGAAAGCAAACAAAAAGATTTAATTGAAGAAGTCAAAGCTAATACAATTAGAGTTTTCAATGATAATGAATTGGCTAAAAAATCACCAACAGGTAAATTATTTACTCCATTCATTGTAGTGGGCGATTCTGAAAAAGCTATTGATTTTGAACATGGCGACAATCCAATTGATGAAATCAAGAAAGCAATTGATTCAAAATTAAAATAAACAAAAAGATAAGCAAAAATGCTTATCTTTTTATTTTCTCAAACTGATTTTAATATGCGTTATATCGTCACTAGTTAAACGCTAGAACAGTTAAAACTGATTTTCGATAAATGTATCGACTTTACAGAAAAACAGCTCAGAAACGCTTATTTTTCGAGTTGTTACCTTGAAAAAATAGAATAATAAAACTAACTAAAAATAAAAGGGGTTTAAATAGTGACTAACAAATTTAACTATGAAGAAATACAAAAATTGTTAATTTCTAGTTTGTTCAATCAACAACATAAAATTACAGAAGCTGGAACAATAATTGACCCTAAATTCTTTAAAAATGAAAATTATAGAGAAATATATGTCGCTTTGCAAGATTTGTATGGCAAATCAGAGGCTGAAGAAATTTCTGAGGTTGAATTGTATTCTAATTTAATTGATAAAGGACTTAAGCCAGACACACAATTTATTGTATCATTAAGTAATGCAGATACTTCTCAATCTCCATTAGCTTTAGCTGAATTGCTTAAGAAAAAATATGTGCAATCAGAAACAAAAGAATTGCTAGCTAAACAATTAAAAGAATTAGACGAAAACCCAGATGTATTATCAGTAATTTCTGAAAGTGAAGAAAAATTAGCTAATCTTGCTTCAGACATTATACCAAAAACAAAAGTTGATTTTGCTGATACAGTAAATGAAGTAGTAGAAAAAGCTTCATCAGAAAATGAAGTTGATTTAGATGTAGTTCCACTTTTCAATCCACAAATGAATAAAGTACTAAATGGTGGTTGGCAAAAAGGAAGTTTGAATACAATTGGTGCTCGTACAGGTGTGGGTAAAACCGTATTTGCAATCAACGCAGCTGAAGCAGCTTGTGCAGCTGGAAAAACTGTTTTATTCTTTTCTTTAGAAATGACTCGTACAGAACTTGCTGAGCGTATGCTTTCTTCGGTGTCTGGTGTTGCATCTTACAAACTAAAACCAGGTTCTCATAGAACACCATCAGAAAATGAAAGAATTGCTCAAGCAACAGAAACAATGGCAAACTTCTCTCTAGTTGTTGAAGATGATTCGGATATTACAATTGATTATATTAGGTCAAAAGCAAAAGCACAAGCTGCTTCTCCAGAGGGGCTTGATTTAATTATTGTAGATTACTTACAATTGATTAACCCAGGTACAAATAGAAGTCATGCGAATCGTGAACAACAAGTGGCTGCAATGTCCCGTGGATTAAAAGTTCTTGCTAAAGATTTGCAAGTTCCTATTATGATTTTAGTACAGTTAAATCGTGAGTCAAAAGATGAAGATGAAAATAGATTACCATCTAAAGCGGATATTCGTGAATCTGCTGGTATTGCAGCTGACTCAAACGTAGTATTGATTATTCATAGAAAATATAGAGATGAATCACCCGACCCTAAAGCTTTGTTTATCATTGACAAGAATAGAGGTGGACAAGCTGACAAGAAATTCCAAGTAAGATGTGTACTTGAAAAATCTATGTTTGTTGATGTTGAGCCGGAAGAAGATGAAGTTGAAGTTACAAGAACTGATTTAACTAATTTAGATGAAGAAGATACTAACATTCTTGATAATTCATTTATAGACACTGTTGCTGATAATGATGATGAATTTGATTCTTTATTTGAGGAGTTATAAGATGGCTAAAAAATTATTTGATGAACTTAAAATAGAGAAAAAAGAAAAATCAAAAGAATTTATTGGCTATTTAATGAAAAGTGGTTTAATAAATGATGTTGAAGAATATATAAAAGAAGTCTATACAGACCAATCATTAAAACTCAAACTCAATCCTTTTGAATTTTTTAATCATAAAGTAAAAACACTACATGAAAAGTATGTAACATTACTTAATTATGATGAAGAAGAATTTGAGCAAATCATTATATTACATGCTTATTTTAACTTGAATTTAACAGAAAAATCATTTTTAGAAATTTGGAACAAATACCAACAAGGTGAGTACAATGACTTACTAGAAGAAGATGAAGAAGATTTTGAAGATGAATTAGATTGGGGGGATTAAATGCCAGAATATAATCATAATAAAACCAATTCTGACTCTTATAAAGAATATTTAAAGAATAAACAATCCTTAAATGCTCAATCCAAAACAGAAGTCAAAATTGCTAGAATTAAAGAAAATATTGAAACTTGGGAAAGAGATTATACTAAAGTTAAAAATATTAAATTAGATAAAGACTTTGTCAAAGAAATTCAAAGTGCTTACCCTATTAGAGCTGCTTTATTATATTCCAATCCTAAAGAAAATCTAACTTATGCTTATACTATTGCTAAATCATGTATTGCTCTTGGATTGAAACCATCATCTGTTTGTATTACTAATTTGAATGAATGCTATTCTACAATTAGAGGTTTTGGTGACCAAGCAAAAATTAAAAATAAAATTTTCAATGAAGAAACTAAACTTTTAATTATTGAGCAAGTTAGACCTAATAGACCAACAGATGTACAAGATAATATTACATCATTTATGAATGAATTAAGTTCTGCTCTTTTAACAAGAGATAACTTAGGAATTATCTTTGTTGGTGAAAGTGCTGACTCAGTAAATTTCGCAAGTAAAAAAACAAATCCTAATTGGACTTCGTTAGAGAACGCTAATATTGAAATTTACAAAGATACAAAAGCTCAACAATCAAATACTCAGAAAAAAGTAGTAAAAAGATTGAAATTAAAACCAAAAAAAGAATAATGTTAA